TCTCGTCTATATCGTTCGTTATAACCTTCCTACCGCTCGACTAGCATCAGGCGTCTGTAGTCGCCAAGCGTGTCGGTTACGAAGATGTTCTTTACTCTGTATAGATCACTTGCACAATACTCTTCAGTATCTGCAACTATATCCAAATACCGACGACCAATGAAACAGTCAGTTTTCCTGGCTATATCGTTGGCCGTCTCGTTCACTAACAGATCGAGACCAAACGGATCAAGGTCTAGAGCAGAATTAAAGTAATGCTGCCCTAGAAGCCTTACTTGCCGTTTGATCTCAGATCGTGTCATTGTGGGTACCTAGTAGTTGTTGACGTTATCACGACCAAGCGTCAATCCGACACGTGACACGCTAAGTGTTGCAGGAGCAGTAGTTGCTGCCGTTACATACTTAAGCGCAAGACGCATATATGGTCTTCGACTTGGGATAATTGGACATGCAGCACGATGACCACCAAGTGCAGCACCAATACAACGATAAACAGTAATTCCAGCTGTTGGAGTACCAGCCAGAGTTACAGCACTCGTGCCACCCGTCACAGCAATTGAAAACTGATTAGGTGCAGGTGTTGTAAGTACTTGGTACTGTTGTTTTGCTGTAGGTGCAGTAGAGAAACCAGTAACAACGTAGAATACTACGACGTCACCAGGCTTCAAACTGTGTGCACTCACAGTAGTTACAACATTGCTTGCTACTGCAACAGCAGCAAGGTTTCCAGATGGAACAACAAGTGGTACTGGCCCTGAAATTGGAGCATAGGACGATGAATCCACCGAACCAAAGCCATTGTCGTATGCACCTTCAACTACAAAGTAACCACCGTTTTCAAGAAGGTTGTTTGCAGCTGTTGCGTTAAGATTCCACGACAGGTTAAACGACATATACATTTCACCGTATGACGTATTACCTGGCAGTGCTGGGTCGTTAGTAATTGCACTGATTTCGTTACCTGCCAAAAAGTTTGCCAGGGAACCACCAGTATCGATCTTACTGTTTCGGAAACCCATGACCTGCTTTGTGTCAGACGCTGATCCAGTAGATGAACCTGCAGTGACAGACAACCCAAGTGTTGCACCAGAGTTTGCCACATCACCAGATGGAGATGTCGGTGTTACTGCAAGTGTAGAAGAGCCAGCAGTTGCTGTTGTGAACGTGAAGTTCGATAGTTTAAAATCTCTTGCCATAATTTACTCCTAATCTGTGACCTGGATATTTAGGCGACCAATGGCGCGAGTATGAGGAATCCACAAGCCAACGCCCCAATCAAACAGGATGTTGTGCATAAAGCCATTCTCCTGACTCAGACCAAGGTTCTTAGGCTTGAATGGCTCAGACTGCCAACCAGTGACATAGCCAGTGCCGTAACGTACAGCAAAAATGGACGTAGCCTTAGCAGCATCAAGGTTTGTACCACTAAGGGTCTGAACGTTGCTGATGATTGGTGTTACACCATCCGACTTACGACCGACAGTACGAACGGTAGCGTTCTTGTACTTCTCTACTGGGCGATCGTAACTGTCCTGAGTGATGTCAAAACCAGCACCGATGCCCATTACACGAATGGACATTTCAAACTGGCGCTTTGCAAGTTCAGAACAATAAAGAACGACACCATCACCATCTGGCGAATTCATGTTGTCAAACAACGTCTGAAGGTCAGCAATCAAGCGGTTTGCAGCTTGAACGCCAAATGGAATGGTTCCAGACTTTGCAGACGATCGGAACAAGTTAGTTGCCGAGACATCCTGCGAAGTGACGATCATTTCCGATGGGATGTCATAATCGCCGTTATTTTGAAGACGATAAGAAAGGCCAGGGAAACAGTCAGGAGAGTTACCAGCTGCAGACGACGTCGGATCATTATTGATCAGCTTGTCGTTAAAATCGTAGGCAAAGCCTTCGAGGAACATCTGGATCTGGGACTCTACTGGATCAACAATAGCATTCGGCTGCTCAAGGATACGACGGTCAATCGTAATCTTGTTACGCAGAATGTAAAGCTGCTCTTCGTAGGACTTAGGCTTTGTCTTGAAGGTCTGTGGTTCAGTGTTGAGAGGAGTCCAGTTTGGGGTTGGAATATTCTCGTTAGTGAAGCGCATACCCGTCTGACGAAGGGATGGGTTGGTTGAGAGAGGAATATCCTTGACGGCATTCCACGTCTTGTGCAGACTCTTTGTGATTTCTTTGACAAGTGGGTCGTTAGAAATCGCAGCGTAGTCTGCAAGTGTAAGGGCACCATTAAAATCTACTGCCATTGTTTTTTCACCTACAGATTATTTGGGTTTCGAGTAATACCGAGAAGTTGCGAGATCGAGGACATTGCTCCCATTGAACGTGGTGCCTGTGGTGCTCGACCAGCAGACTGTCCACCGCCCATTGGAGTTGGCGCCTGACTTTGCAATCTCCCAGTCAACTCTGGGACTAGTTGTTGCGCTAAAGCACGTACTTGATTATGTACGAACTGTGCAGCTTCACTGGGAGCCAAACCCTGTTGAATAAGGCTTGACACTAGTTCAGGCGCACGGGATGCATACTTGTACTGCTGCATTGCCTGTTCAGTTTGTTGCTGCAACATATAGTGTTGCACCTGACCCATTTGGCGCTCATAGCGAAGCTTTGTAATCTCGGCTTCTTGCTGTGCGTACGCACTTTGTGGATCAATGACATCAGCATCTTGCAACCGTTGATATCGATCAATAATTTCTGCTTCTTCAGCTTGTTGCTGCTGTTGAAGTAAAGCCTGTTGGATATCGGAAGCACTGTTGAATCCCAGTTGCTTGAACTCATCAATAACACCGCGCCATTGCTCCAGCTCTCCGGTTGTCTGTTCAGCTTGCTTGGCTCGCTCATTGACTTCGCGAAAACGCTCATACGGAACGGCTCCTGGCTGATCGCCAAGAATCCTATCCAACATTGAATCGTTGTCTACTTCTTGTGTACTTGAATCAGCATTTAACGCCCTATCCGCTGACAATTCAGGAGCGGCGTCCCCCTGAATGAAGTTTGCAAAAGCATCGCGCAAACCGCTGTCCGTCGCCCCCGCTGGTGAGTCGGGAGTTGGCATCACCATCTCGTCAGACATCTAGTTATCCTTAATCTACCACAATGTTTTATTTTATTGCCAATCAACCCTGTGGTTTAGGTGATTGATTTTGTTGCCCAGTTGGAGTCATTAAGTTATTCATGGCTTGGGCCTGTATGTCTGACAATTTCTGCGCAGCATAGTCTTCTTGCTTAGATCTACTAGCAGACTGTGCTTTTGCTTCATTCTCAGCAATTCGCATCTGTGATTTCATCTGTTCAGCTTCAGGATCAAATGCAGACTGTTTAGGTGCCTGCTGTGCTTCCATTTGTTGCTGTTGCATTTCCATCATCTGCTGTTGCTGCTCTTGTTGTTTAGCTTGTTGGTTTTGCAAATGTTGGAGAATTGTTCCAGTTTCAGGCAACTGCAGCATTTTTATTACAAGAGCGTTAGTTTCTGGATCAGCTGGATCACCAAACAATCCCATCTGACGCAGCATAGATATCTTTTGCAGTTTCTGATCTGGGCTATCATCTTGTGTGCTACCAGGAACATAAACCACACGATACTGACCACCATCCCTGATAGCGTCAAAGGTAATAACACCCTGCTGTGACGCATCTCGCGGATTCATCTGATCGTCCACAGAACCAATGAATGGAGCAGCCGCAAATTGCTGTACGAGTGATATCTCCCATTCTTTGATTTTGGCGGCACTGATTTCAATATCTGCTCGGATATAGCTATGCTGAGTGTTATCAGCGCGTTGCAACAACCGTACAGATTCAGCTGGTGTACCGGCTTGAGCCATTCCTTGACTAACGTCATGGAGACCAGCAATGTCTGCCATGTCCTTTTCCATCAACTGTAGAAATGGGAACAAGTCAGCACTGATGCCTGGCGCACGAGTAATCGCAGGAGGACGCGTTCCGGTGTCGTGATAGACCTTTCGATAAGTGCGATTCTTGTCATTAATGTCGTCTCCTGTGCTATTAAATGCATCAGCACCAATACGCGCACGTCGCTCAACAACAATGTAATCTTTTTGCTTTTCCATCTGCTCTACAGCTCGTGAGTAAACACGATTGTATGTAAGTTGCAGATGCGTTAGATCAAATCCAAGACTGTGGCCATATGGCGTACCGGATCTTGGTTGCCACCTAAGAGGTATAAATGGGAACTCATCACGCTTCTCGTATGGCCAAACGCCAGCATAAAGCAATTGGTCATCTGCCGTAACAATGTATCGACCTTTAGGGTATTGAGCTGTTGGTTTCTCCCAGTATTCATATACAACAGCAGCCATACGCCTGTGATCAGCTGAGTTCAACCTTGCGGATGTCGGTTGCGTCCATGCTTGACCACCGCCATTCGATCCTTCTAGATAAGCATCTACGTTTCCAGCTGACTGCCCAGTCAACGCATTTGCCTTGACCTTCTTTCCAGCTTCTCCGTAATTATCTACAAACCATCCAAGTGGCTTGATACTAGCGTGAATCATCCAACGAATGTGATGATCAGTTTGTGCATGTGGGTCAATGTAGATGTTGAAGCATGGGATAATTTCCTCTTCTACATCACCAATTTGAACCTTATCGTAACCAGTTATCTCGCCATTCAAATCAAAGTAAGGCATTACCTGTTCTGACTTGGCGTTCCAGTACACCTTTACAAATGATGTACCAGTTACACATGCCCACCTAACTCGTTCTTTTAATTGAGTCTCGCGATTAAACTTGCGAGTGAAGTGACCACAGATATAGTTAGCTTCGTCAGATGCAGCTTGATCTCGTTCATTGTAGGACAGCGGTACAGCCCTAGCATCTGGCCCAACTTGTGTAAGCTTACCGACAACCCCATCAATCAATGGCCTCATTTTATTGATAGTGATGTAACGGTTTGGTTCTTTATCATCTTGCAATGAAGCAAGATTACGTGCCGCAGAGTTGATCCTGTACCATTGACGGCCTTCAAAAAACGCTAGGGCTTGCATCCATTCAAGCTCCATTTCGTAGCGTGTTCTATATGCTGCGTCAAACTGTTCTTTTACAAACTTGGTGACACCCTTAGCTTCATCACTATCTTCGTCAGGAGATACTTTCCAATCCTGTTTTTCATGATCAATACCAAGTTTTTTAGGATCGTTTAGTAACAGACTTTCAATATCAAAACTGCCAGGTGTGCCTTCATTGCCAGGCGCTTTTGCAGCCATTACTTTAGCTTGCTGCCCACCACCAAGTAGTTGTCCTAATATGTCTTGCATTGCCATTAGAGGTACCTATCTTCCTGGCTAAGAGTCCTCATCATCCAAGGATTGCCAACAAGTTGTTTCAATACCAAGTATACGCTAACCGATGCATATGCAATAACAATACAAATTACTCCAATGATTGCCAGTAATACGTTTGTCATAGGTAATCCTCAGAAGCTGGTGGTTTTAGCCAAGACGGTGCGTACTTTAGTTTCTCTGTTACTTCATCGCACTTAGCCGGATACTCGCGCCACATAACACCATATCTAAATGAGTCTAGAGCGTGGTCACTCTTGGTACCATTGTCGAGTTCTTCTGGATCGCGTGGATCAGCCATGGCTGCTTCTAGTTCACGAATAAGGTTAGGACATCCGTTACGTAGTATGCGCAGTCGTGGAATAACAGCGCCCTCGTGCATGCGAGATGAAGCAAGCCATTCTTTGACACGTCGCCAACCAGCCTTGCGGTCTTTAACAGCACGAACTGCCGGCATGCCTTTCTTCCACCAAATCTCAACAGGGTACTCACCAATACGTTGTGCAGGGTTTTCTGGGGGAAATGTGTTACCCCAGTCGAATGCGATTGCTTCAAGTTTAGTGCGCCATGTCTCATGTCGTTTATCTGATTGCAGCGGTTCCGCTAATTTCATTGTCTCCAATAGTTCCAGAGCTGCGTCAGCTTGCTGACTTGAGACCATTCCATTTTTGTAAATCTCTGCAAGAACGTAAACATTTTCTACATCATCACTCGCATAAATCATAAATGACGCTGGACTATTAGTACCAAAGTCATGCGATGCCCAGAATCTCCACCAAGGTTTGACATCAATGGTGTCGACAACGTGCCATGGTTGACCCTTGTCATCGTGTTGTTTAAATTCAGGGAAGAATCTACCACCTACACCAACGTCATGTTGGCACTCACGCAAAAACGAAATTAGTCCATAGTCGTCAATTTCCCGTTGACAGACCTCAAGGTTTTTATGAGACCAACTAGGAGTACCACTTGTGATCTTGTACCCCATGCGCCCGTCTTCTTTTTCAATAGGCTCATACCGCAAGTCAATAATAGCTGGAACGATTGGAGACTGGATTCTGTTCTGTAACATATCCAACTCACCACTTAGTACTTGTGCCATTACAGAGTTTGCGTGAATCTTGTTCTGCACAAAAGCAATAGCGCAGTCATTAGATTTAGCCGGCAAGATGGTTTGCGTTATCGTTGCAATCTTTTTGTCGACCCGGTTAACCGAGTCATCGAGTTCATCAATGTCGTCCAAGATAATGAAATCAGGCCGAAGGTGATCAAGCTTGACACCACGAGCACCAGTATCAAGACCAAAAGCCAGAACATTAAAACCGTTAGCAGTGCGTAACTTACTCGCATTCCAGCCTTTAGAAAAGCCATATCGGTTCATAGCCCTTTCAATGCCACAGCGTTCCATCGTCGTAGCAATGTCAGAGACGTGCCTGTCTGCTGCTTCCTGTGTAGCACATACATATACAAGGAACCGTCTGGTGCCTTTGACGGCGATTCTAGAGGTTATAAGCTCCATGGTGGTACTTTTCCCACCACCTCGAAACCAACACTCAATTAGAGCCTTTGGTGGGTTACCTGGCTCAATGGATTCAGCCCATTCCCAAGCTCTTTCGTGATGTGCGCCAAGGTCTGATGATGCAGCGTGTGGTGCGTACGTGCGCAACCATTTTTTGTAATCTAAATCAGCTCCGTTAATTGAATACGCCCTCCCTGAATTGTAATCGCCAGTTTCAATTACTTCTTTGAGACGGGCATCCATTGCTTCCAGAAGTGCATAGGACAATGGCTTGTCTGGGCGAGTAAATTGTTTAAACCGTCTAGGTGTAAGTTTGTCGTGATCACGCTGATTCATTTACAATCTCCGCATCAACTATGCCTTCAATGTCTTCAGCTTTATAAACCTTCAACATCTTCTGTACACCAGCTCGTATAGCAATTAATTCATCGCCATTACGCACGTTATCTTTAACGACCTCTAGCAACTGCATTGCAAAGGAAAACGCTTGATCTACTTCAAGAGTGTATGCCTTGGCATGCATCATTCGTTGTTCAGCTTCGACTATGCCCACACGCCGGTCAATTAATTCAAGCACATCTCTACTTGCAGCATATTGATCCAACGTGTCGTTAATCGTGTCACCAATTTGCTCAAACGCATCGATAAAGTCAGATGATCCAAGTTTACTGTGCGCAAGCTGGTAAGCAGCTTGAACCTTCTTGTACTGTTCTAACCCAACACCTTCTGAAGCAGCTTCAGCACGTTTGTCCATAATGGCTGTAATAAAAGCAGCATCATCTTTTAACGAAAAGAGGTCAGGATCATTCCGCAAATCATCAATCTGCTGAAGTAATTCCTGACCTACTTTACTGAAACGTTTGTAGTTACGTGTATTTAGACCCGTGATGAAATTTGGATGGGCTGGCCCAATCAGTGTTTTCCCACCATGGAATCGACAATAATCTCTATCTGTCTGAGCAATGTTGTTACAAGGGCGTGGCCCATCAAGTCCACCTACAGACGTACCGTGGCAAAGCTTTACTTTACGTCCATTGCTAACTCGATATCGATCATTACCAATTTCAACAATCTCTGACATAGATCCATAATACCAACTTACTTACTAGTTATGGAGTAAATGCTGGATACTCTGGATTAGAAGGCATCCTTGGTAACGGCTTACCAAAACCTTGTCGCATTTGACCCGGCACTAACACTAAATTAGATGGAGCAATGTTTCCTTGCTTTGGTGTAAGGCGACCGGCACCGCGCAATATATCACCAGGGTTGTTGTAGAATTTTCCGTTTGTCATATCCCTAAAGTTCCTATGCACGTCTGCTGTGGAACCTCCAGCAGCTCGCGTTTGTCGTGCTACTTCTTGATATGCACGTTGACGTTCTTGTGCCATCAACCCTAACAACTCCCAACTGTTATAGCGGTTAGGTATACGAGATTCTGGTGGTAAAGAATCCTGGCCATAGTAATGTTGTTGCTCATCTGCTTGAGGAGAAAATACTGCACCGCCTATTGCTTGAGCAGTAGAAAGAGGACTTGGAAGTTTACCTAGAATTCGCAATAAACCCTGACCCATACCCATTAATTGTGGCGGCATATCAATATCCTATTTCTTTGGATTTATAACGTCTTGATATCGCTTATACGTTTTTGGGTCTGCGTAAAAAGCGTCTTTGTGTTCTTTGCTATTATTTAGCCATTCGTTAAATAGTCGTAGTTGGTTTTGATGGATCTTTGAACTAGGAATAGAAGCATCGTTTGCAACGGTAGTTCCAATTTCATCAAACTTGTCATCTATAGCTTGTATCAAAGCTGCATTAACAGCAGCTGACTTAGGTGGGGGAGTTGAAGCGCCAACAACAGTACCACCAGGCCCTTTTGCACCAGCACCAGCCATGTCGGTTTTTTTACGTTCAGCAAAATTCTTTGCGTCAGCATTTTCTAATGCAGCTAAAGCCACCGGCCCAACAACAGCAGTAAGCCAAGGTGCAGTTTTTAATGCAGTTTTGGTGAGAGGGTTACCAGTTATTCGGCGCCAAGCAGCTCCAATGTCTGGGCCAAATTTCATTCCTAAGACATTGTTTTTACCCATCCGGTTCATGTCTTCAACGACGGAACGAACATCGGCTACGCTTTTAGCTTCACGAAGACGTTGCCTTGCTACATTCAATTCTTTTTGTAATTCGGGACTTGGTTTTGGTAAAGTTGATTTTCCTGGTGCAGATCCAGATTTAGGTGTAACAGGCGCAAATGCAGGAGTTCCAGTTCCTCCTAACGAAATTTTAGCATTGTTGATTGCGCGACCTATGCCACCACGTTTAGATGAAGTCCTTGCTTCATTCATGATTGCTTCACGTGCAGCGTCTTTATACAATGGCGTTTTAATCTCTTTAACGAACTCTTGTGTTTGCCCGGCTCGCTTTGGATTAAATATGGACATCTTGCGCATTGTGCCATAGTCAATTTTTGGGTCTTGGACTGTATCGTATAAAGTTCTAAAAGGTCTATTAGTTCCTTTGGTTCCTGGAACTGTTGGATTTACTGCATCGCCTCGCGTACCGGCAACTGCAGTAGTCGTGAATTCAGTTTCAAATGGAGTCTGCACAGCAGCAGCTTTGTTTTTAAACGCACTCGCTGCTTGTGCGTTCCGGATTATAGAAATAATAGGAGGTACAGCCGAACCAAGATTAACGGCTAACCTGACTCTGTCAGTACTTCGATTTGCTTCTTTCTGCTGCTGTGTTTGTTGTGGCATTTTATTACTGCATATTTCCGTATGGGGATTGACGAGTTTGTGGGTTCATCATGTTGTTGATCCCACGTCCCATTCCTGTTTTAGCTCGTGCTTTGCCAATGATCTTTTGACTCATCATTGGCATTTTACGATTAGGAAGCACAGGTTTAAGGTCTTCCGGTGTAGGTATTTGTTTACCTTTAGCAGCTTTTTCCACGCTTCATCCCCATTTTCTTAGGCATGGCTTTCTTACCCTTCATAGGCATTTCTGGCTTACTACCAGACTTACCCATGCCCATCATGTCGCGCATAGACTTTGCGCCCTTCATAGACATATCACCCTTTGGATAAGGCATTCCCTGTGGCATATCAATACTCCTTCTGAATAACAATGTTCCCATTGCGTAAGTGTTCTTTACGCTCCATCCCCAACAACTGAGACATAGTAGGCTTCTTCTTTAAACTATGTTCTTTCATCTCAGTACTCATTAAATTCTTTTTAGTAATCTTACGACCATGCTCAATAGATTCTATATCAAGCAGATTTTTCTTGATACTCAAATGGTTCATGTGCTTATTGAGTTGGTTGATCATTTTTTTCCTGCTACGAATCTCAAGTTGCCGTTTTTTCCAACAACCCATTTGTTTGCAGAAGCAGGTGTAGGTCTATTCCTATACGCAGGTACTATGTCAGCTCTCGTGCGTTTCATCTGTTGAAAAGTAGGTTGCTCATCCATAACAAGAGCTGCAGCACCAAGAGCCTTGCCTCCAATGACACGCCCTGCATCACTTGCAACCTTGCCGGCTGTTGACTTTGCTGTGTTGGCTGCTATGTTTCCAGCAGCTTTAACTTTAGTAATAGGCGACTTCTTTGCTGCAAACTCTGCATCAAGTGTTCGCTTAATAGATGCTTCTGCTTTTGCTTGCACCTGACGCTGTGACAATCGATCCTTCATGACGCCAGATATATTGGAGTCACGCGCTGTCACGTTTCGTGACGCAACAGCATTGGATTTAGATTCTATACCTTTGACCGTGTCAGCAGGTAGTTTAGTCTTAGCGCTTTTAATTGCTGTCTTACTAAGACCTGCTTTTCGGCCAGCGTCTCCTAGCAATCTAGACTGTACCTGGCGACTTGTCGGAGTTGTTGTTCGCACTTCTCCAGTAGTCACCGACCTCTTGTCTTTAATTTGCAAGTCGGATCGCGATTGGATTTTCTTTTCGTTTTGCATATGTCGCCTGTACTGCTATGTTATACTTACTTGCTAGCATTGCATCAAGTACATAATCGATTGTACTACAGGAGGATGTCGTATGGAAGAACAAGACCATGAAGGCATGTTTTTCGATGGGTATCGATGGAGAGCTATAGGTGAAACACCAGATGACGGTGATCAAAAGACATCTAATAGTAAACTTGATTACGAGTTAAGCCCACGAGAACTTGAGATATTGAAATCTATGTCAGCTAAGTTGACAGCTAAACAGATTGCTACAGGTCTTGGAATCAGTCACAGGACTGTTCAATTTCATATGGATAGCATGTACTGGAAACTTGGATGCAGTGGTGCCAAGGCTCGTGACCAGGCTGTTGCCAAAGGTCGCAAAGTCGGTATCATTAAATAAATACATTCCTACTTAGCTTAGCGGTAGAGCATCCGGCTGTTAACCGGACGGTCGTTGGTTCGATCCCAACAGTAGGAGTACAATGTCACAAAGGAGTGACGTTATGCCACAAGATAAGAAGCTAACAAACAAAGATTACATTGCCGGTAAAGGCGATTATATGGATAAGTATTCTGGCACCGTTGGTGAAATGGATCCAGAAGGATTTATGTCATTTGGTAAACGTAATTCTCGTGTAGACGCAGCTGGCCGTAATGCTAAACGAGAAATGAATGACTCATACGCAATGAATAAGCGCGGCCCCAACGGCATGTTGAAGCAGTTGAGTAACAGTCTTTCTGCTGCAAAGAATGCTGAAAAGGTTGCACTTGCAAAAGGCATGAAGACAGAAGACGCTATGGAGTATGGTTCTAAAGCTGCAAAAAACAGTAGACCAAACCTAAGTAAAGTTTCTCCAGCAAAACCAGTATCTGCAAAAACTGGTGCAAAGATGGTTGCAGCAATGGCGGGTAAAGCACCAGTATCCCCAATGCGAAAGCTTCTAAAGATCAAGTAATGGGTGTTACTAAGAAACATCAGAATCCTGCCGGTGGCCTTAACGCTGCTGGTCGTGCTTACTTCAAGAAGACGACCGGTGCAAAGCTAAAGCCACCCGCTCCGGATCCAAAGACACCTAAAGATGCAGCTCGACGTAAATCATTCTGTGCTCGCATGTCTGGCATGAAAGCCAAGAACACATCGAGCAAGACCGCAAACGATCCGAATAGCCGCATCAATAAGTCACTCAGAGCCTGGGACTGTTAATCCCATCCTGTATTGATGAACATTGGTGTCATCTCACCCACGTAAGTACTAAATGTGTTGAACTCTAGGAATTCAATGGCTTCTTCATCAGATATGCCATCTTGCTCCATGATTGCACGAACACACTTTTCTTTACTGTACACAGCAATGCCATCATCAGTGACACCAAGAAATCCAGCATCTAGCCCATCAGCCAGCAATGTGCCAGCTTCATCACCTACTGCACTTTCGCAGATCTCTTCAATCCTTTCGCGTGTCATGCGAACGGATCTTCAATGTCGTCTGTCACGACTGGCTTTTGAGCTGGCATGGATTGTTCGCCTTGCTCGACCTTACGTGAGTCAAGCGGGTGAGCCTCATCAATAATGATCTCCCAGACCTTCCGCTTGGATCCATCCTGGGCGTCATAAGAGCGTACACGGAGGTTGCCCACGATTGCGACCATCCGACCCTTGTTCAGGTAAGTGGCAGCAAAGTCACCCGTCTTACCAAACGCTACACAATCAAAGAAGTCCGTCTCTTTTTCACGGCCCTTGCGATCTACAGCTATACGTACCTTTACGACGCTAGTAGCGCTTTGCGTGTTTACAACTTCAGGATCAGCCACAAGGCGCCCAGTCAATATCACTTTATTTAGCATTTACTGAACACCCCACCTTGTGTACCAATTGCCAACAATCTGACTTTCAAGATTGTCTTTGACGTGATTCAACACTTCCATGTTTTCCATGCCATAGACACGTTGGATATTCATTCCAATCATATGTCCATGTAGCCAGTTGCGATCAACCTGCAAAATGTCTGCCATCTTGTGAATGGTCTCAACCATTGGCAATCGCTTGCCACTCAACCAAAGAGACACGTTTGGGCGATCACATCCCATCATCTCAGCAAAGTACTTCTGAGTCATACGTTGACGATCCAACAAGTGATGTAGAAACGTTCGTTGTGCGTATTCCTTATCCATATGTTGCCACCTCCTTAATAAGTTATCTTCTACATGCTATCACGATGGCAACAAAAAAGCCTAGCAGTGGCTGTGCTAGGCTTTTCATTTGGTTGTTGTTTTTTTTGATGCTCACCGACCGGTAGTAATTTAATGCTCTAGCAAGTGGCAATCTAAGCATACCCTAGAACTCTAGTTTTATAAACCCACCTTTTGGGCCAAGTTCTGACCAGTTCCGCACCTTTGGGTAATATCCATCTCCATCACGATCTACAAACTCAGAATCATCAAGTTCAGGTGATGTATTTCCTTCAATCGTGTGTACGCCCCAATCGCCAATCTTGTCAATTACGCCCATGTGTGCATGGCGTCCCATCTGAGGAAAGTGAAAACACACAATATCTCCTTCTCGGAGAAGTTCTGGATTAGCCTTTGCTTGTGACACACTGATCCAGTTACCAGTTCTATATGCCCATGCTACGTAGTCAGGTGTGTAGCCTGACCTTGGCATGCTGACATCGTATGTAGTTCCTAGTTCTGTTGCTGCTTGCTTAAGTCGGAATCGGACAACAGCCACACACCAAGGAGAGCCGGGTGGGATAACTGGAATGCAGCTAGCCAAATAAGATTCAACTGCTTTCCCACGATTTTCTCCCCCTACTTCAGTTACTCCAATGTTCAAACGGGCGCTTTTGATTGCTGCCATCGCGATTGGCCTCTTGCTTGACCTGATCATTGTCTACATCCTTATACTTGTTATGTAATTTCACTAATTCAACTACCATCCCACAAAGACTTTTATTCTTGGATATTGCGTACGCCAGATACCAGATTGCTTTTAACAGGTCTGATTTGCGTGTATTGCCATCCTTGTTTCCCCTACGATAAAGGTACTTGAGTGCACTGAACTCATATCGATCTAGTCCCCAAGCATCAGCAACATCAACCGGCTGCATGTCACGAGCGCGGCTATAGTGGCTATTAAGATCCTGTGCTTCCAAATCCTTTGTTTCCACGTTGTGTCTCCTCCTCAAAAAGATCACCTGTTACAAATTCAGTTAGTTCTACATCTGGCAGCTTGTTGATCACCATCTGTGCAATCCGTGCCCCTGGTTCGACCCAGAATAGGTCACCACCGCCGTTATAGAGGATGACGCACACTTCCCCCTGATAGTCAGAATCGATCGTACCTGGGCTATTTAAGACCATCACGCCGTTCTTTGCAGCTAGTCCGCTTCTACTTCGGATCTGCGCCTCATAACCACTCGGAATGTCAATTCGGATGCCAGTCCGTACCACAACATGTTTGCCTGGATGAATTGGAATACGTTCTGCAGTTCCGTTTGCAAGGTCGTAGCCAGCTGATCCATGTGTTTGCCTAGCCAGTTTCTGCGCTCTTGAACGCTCGCGCATGCGTGTGTACGTGATTACTTGTGTCATATGCCTATCTGTATTTAGCAGTCTTAGCTGCGATTGATTTTGGTTGTGCAACAAACTGTTTGCCGGCTTTGTTTCCTGCAGCCTTAGCTTTGTTCGTAGCAGCTTTTTCTCTTGAAGATAAACCACTCCAAGCCTTCTCTGGAAGGTAACGCTTTGTTCCCTTAGATGGTGTACCGTCGCTGGTTTTCCACTTCTGGTCAGTCCATTTAGCCAAGCTATTATCACTAGACTTAGGGCCTACGTATCCGCCGCCAGATCCTTTGTATTTCTGTGTGGCTAGTTGCGCTTTACGAGCTGACCATTCGCCTGGATCTCCACCTTTGGTGCCAGCTTTTACACTAGCAACAATGCGTTTCCATTTCGCTGGATCTTTCTTCTCTGCACTAGCCATAACAGTTACACTCTCTTTCCACCTTCGTAGGCAACACCGTGACCACCCGCTATGATTTCGTCAGCGAGGCTCTTATCACCAATCATAATCGTACCAAGAATCCTGCCATACTTGTCTTCACGGTGATTCTTCACAATGATGATTACACTAGGTTCACCAAGCACCAAGGACTCTGTAAACCACGTGGCGTCTTTGCCTTCATCCGTTGCTTTCTCAGGGCAATTAACGTGCTCTAGGCGTATCTTCTTAGCAGCCAAGATAACACCGAACCCAAGATCCAAGTCAGCCTTGAGAGTGTCTCCATCTACGACGGAGATATTCTTCAAAGCATATTGATACAGCGTTGTCTTTTTCATTCTATTACCTCATCCACTGTTCTTGTTCGTCTGCCTTTTTGTTGGCGTCAACAATATGGCCACCAACTGATTCCCATGTAAGTACAACCCAGTCTTGCGCCGTCAGATCATCAATGGATAAGTCGACCGAATACGTAATAAGTTCACATCCATTTTCTGCGTTTACTTTTACAAACCATTTATCTGGCTCATCAATCGCGCAGTAGTAATAAATCTTTTCAGGCCATGAAACACGCCTAAACGGTAACCCATTTTTAATATGTCCCACGCAACTAGCCAACGACGATCGCTTGAGCTTTACCTCACCCCGGTTCATAGCAGTCTTGATTCGATAGATATGGGAATTACTCATGTTGAATTTGACTGCAATGGCTTCAACAGAATCACCATCAACCAAACATGCACGTACCTGATCAAGCTTAGCAGTATTAGAGTTCTTGCGTTTGTCCATCATTACCTACCTTGTACTTCTCAATCACTTTACGGATAGCATTGTCACCCCACGGCACGGTCATTGGAGGACTAGGTACACCAAGCTCAATCAATGTAGCGCTCATCTGGCGCCTAGTCATACCCTCTTGATACCAAAGCCAAATCATCTCCTGAGTAGAAACACTGATGTGATCTAGCAAGCGCATCATGGGCTTATATGAGTTTTTACGGCTACTACGTGAACACACAGACCCAACCGTCCTAGCATTGGACAAACTCATGGGATACGTACACCATCCCCGTCTGGTTCTTCATTCAACTTACGCAGGTATTTCCAAACAATCTCGCCACAGTCTCTGTAATACCCAACGTGACCTGGCCGATAAATACGACCCAGCAACCTCTTCTCCTCAACGTCGCAGCGATCACGATACACAGTAATCATCATCAACATCGAGTTGTTGTCAAAGCGATCTAAACACTCTGCGTTCAACGTATCCAAATGAGCTGTACCTGCCGTAAAAGTCAACTCACTCATAATCAAGTCTTCCTGACTCATCTCGTCCACCATTTTTTCTTCTCAACTTCCCTCATCGCGTCAATACGCAAGTCCATCAACTCGTCAACAGAACGACTGATCATCAAACTTAACTGATCACAATGGCAACCGTTCTCCACCTGCATGTTGCGGCGGAAAACCTCAACACGATACTGCATCAACAGCATGTCAGACAACAGCTGCTCGTACTCTTTACGTAAACTGTTATTACTCATCGTTACTCCTTAACGCTACGCACGTAGGTATTTTATCGCAATTTGTTTGTGGGTTGTGTATTATTTCTCCGATGGGAGAAGAGGTAGAAGAAGAAGATGAACTGTAGGGGTCGGGGGTATAAATATATTTATATGGTATAGGGGGGCTTGCCATACGGGGTGTGTATAGGGGTATGTGGGAGAGATATATGAGGGAGAGGGGTATACAGCAAACCCCACCTCCCACCCGTTGGTACATTCGTTATTGGCAGCTCAAGATCTACAGCAGCCACGTCGGTATGTGTATATATATATGGTGGTCTTGATTGTATTACATATATATATGTCAAGCGGTATACATTGATGTATCGTTTAGACGTTGGAGGTATGCAATGCATATTGTAGACATGACGTTTGACGACGTCCCCGTTCGCTTAGAGTTTGGTACATCTGGACTCATTGTCGTAAAGGTAGGAAAGCAGTCCATGCTTTTGTACAGGGCATACATGAAGACAGTGATGGAAAACGTTCAGACAATGGCGTATGACGCCACCGACCCTTTCATCTATTGTGATGAATGCGGTGCGCGGTGCCCTTCAAAGGGTAACTGCGTTGAATGCGAAGACCGCGCATTCTAATCATCAACCGGGGACGGTGACAGCGTCCCCACTGTAATCTTTGGAGGTAAATATGACTATCATTGACGGGTGCATTGCACTATTCATCTTCGCTTGTTCCATCTTCGTGATGACCTGCAACCCAGATGGGGTTAGCTTGCGCAACATGGAAAAGGTTGCTACGACGGCGCTAATCGTAATCGCAATGCTGATTACGGCAGCGTTTACATATCTGGCTTTTATCTAGAGCCAAGACAGGGGGAGCGAGGCTAGACCTCGCGATGATCCCTTGTTGGAGCATCCCACCCACCCGCCGGTACACACTTATATATTGACAGCTCACGAACTACAGCAGCCACGTTGGTATATGTATATATATATGGTGCCGGTTGCATTATTACCTATATATATGTAGTCAAAGGAGGCTACTTATCATGGTTATTATCATGGTGCTGGTCGTCGTTTGTGCTTTGTTCGCCATTGTTGGTGGGCTGGCCTTCACCGAGGTCACAAGGCTTCGGACAGAGTTGCTTGAGAAGCAACTAACCACGGACAAGGCTATGTCCGCCATCGACGTGTATCGGGCACGTAACGAAGCGTCTGAACAACGCTACAAGGCGGCCATTGACCACAACCAAGTTCTTTGCAAGAACCTGTTGAAGTCACGAGACCGCAACGGCGAGGCTTTGAACCGTATCACGGTGCTGGAGTATCAGGCGTCATGCCGCATTGAAGTGTGCGACAGATACTTTGAAGAACTCAAGGTACTTCGGTCACAGTTCAATGAGTATGAACTACTCAAGCAAAAGTACGATGAACTGATGCAAAAGCATCAGAGCATCCTCGACACGTTGCCTGACTGGGCTGGCGGCGAAGACGAGGACATCGAGTTGGCTCCTGACGAGAGCCATCGCAGTTGACACGGAGGGGCTTCGGCCCCTCCACTCTTTTTGCGAAACCCCTCCACCCACCCGTAAGTACACACTTATATTAGCTCTCCCACGATCTACAGTCCCCACGTCGGTATATGTGACTATATATGATGGTTGCGTCAATGTTTCCTATATATATGTCAAGCGGTACACAATGATGTAAACGTTTAGACGGAAGAGAATAAACAATCATGTTTATACATGCAATCATGTTCGGCGCCGATGTCGAACTAACGATGGATGACCGGACGCTGGAAATCGGCATCGATTCCTGCGAAGGCATCTACGTTCCTGTGTCAATCACACTTTACGAAGTCGGCAAAATCGTAGAGGCTCGCGTCAACATGATGAGGTATGCGCAACGTCACCACATCGAAATGCGGCGGCGGAAGATGGCAATCCGCAACCACTAGTGTCAACCGGGGTGGTGACAGCACCCCACTTTTGTTTGGAGGTATGAGATGCTTAAGTTATTAGAAGAGAAGTACAGGATACAGACCCTGAGCATGTTTATTGAAGCACTTGAAATCTGCATAGGCAGTGAGTTTGAAGTGAACTTCAGCATATCTGAAATGTATGACATGCTTACTGAAGTTGTTGGCGTCGAAGTCGATTACAATCACCTTGGAACCCTTGTTGGGATGGAATACATTCTTGACCAATTCGACAGCAACGGTGACGTTACCATTGAGGTGTGGAAACTACAGAACATTCCACCTTATGCATGGTTTGCGGCTATTGCGAAGCTTCGTGAAGTTTGGCAGATGACGCCAGACCCAGATGCTTGGTGCGTACTCGTCACCGACTAAACGGAGGGGCTTCGGCCCCTCCACTCTTTTACCGCAGCCCTCCACCCACCCGTTGGTACACACATGTTTATTATCGGCCCATGATCTGCACGGCCCACGTTGGTATATGTTCATATATAGGGTAGCGGTGCGTATTGTTCCTATATATATGTCAAGCGGTACACAATGATGTAAACGTTTAGACATGGAGGTGATAACGAATGAGATTCGTTATTGCAATCGCACTTGCGATAGTTGCCACAATGCATGGCATCGTTTCTCTCGTCAACAGCATCAACACAGGAAACACGTTCTGGTATGTCAGTTTACTGACGTCCGTGTTTGTTGTCATCTGCTGTTCCGGCTACGTGGAAACACAGTCCAAACCGTAGTCACGTGCCCTGCCGGCGGGGCGAAACACCGGCGAGGAGGTTTATCATGGTTACATTTCACGACGTTGACGGCGTCTTCCGAAACCCTCGGATGGAATACAGTGTCAATGGCATGTCGTTCTCTGAAACGGTGCCTACTGAAGCGCGATATGTTCGGCATAACGAACACGGCGTCATTCTCTACGATGCAGATATGAACGTTGTGTGCCGCCGACGACATCAACAGTATGTCCTTGCAGACCGCATCCGTCATTACTTTGACACAGTAATGGGCAAGGATGATGAAGCGCTTGTCGAAGCGGCTGACATAGAGACTGTTGTAATCAGACTCTAACACGGAGGGGCTTCGGCCCCTCCACCTTTTGTAATGCACCCCACCGCCCACCCGTAAGTACACCAATAATTGAGCTGCCCCACGATCTACATCCCCCACGTCGGTATATGTATCTGTATATGGTGATAGTGTGTGCGTTTCCTATATATATGTTACTAGGAGGTAACAACATGACAGAAACACAACGGAAGGTGTACGACGCCTTCGTAGTATCGGCGAAAGCATGGTTCGAGATGGAAGCCGAGCGTCTCGAATGGACAACCATGCGGAACATCTCTAACCTGTGCAAGACATACCTTGCATCGTTTGTTGAAGATGTAGAAGACGGCATCACCTGTGTTGACAATCGATTGGTTCTTGAGTTAGGTGTTTTCCACGATTGTTCACGCACACCGACGACGCCATGTGACGGATGCTCTGAGGTAGAAAGCATCTTTTATTGCATCAGCACCGACAGTGATAGCAATGACCTGCTGCAAGAATGGGAAGCGCTGTTCAATAATGACCCGTCTCCGTTCATGCCAGTCTGCTTCAAGTGGGAAGGTGACAACATCGACCCTGAGATTGAGGATGAGGATGAGGATGAGATTGACGACATCCCATACGACGACGATGATGACAGCGGCTGGATGGGCTTCGCTGACCCCGGCGGCGTAAGCGCACTACGAGCTGAAACGGACAGCAACCCACGCAATCGTGATTGTCCACAGTGCAGACATCACAACATGCTCACACCACGTGATGTGGCACTCGGTTACGTGTGTGACCGATGCGCTGGGCTGAACGAAGGCCCAGGGTACTAACAGAGAGGAGGCTTCGGCCTCCTCTTTTTTTGTGTGTCAAACCCCATCACCCTCCCGTAAGTACATGCATTAATTGTCGGCGCCCACGATCTACAAGCGCCACGTCGGTATATGTTGCTTTGTATGGAGTTTGGTGCGTTCTTTCCTATATATGTGTAGCCAAGGAGGCTACTGACAATGGGTATGAAGCATGCGATCTTGGATCGCTACGAAGGAATCAGCATGAACAACATCGCTGAATACATTCGGAACATTGAAAGCGTGTCTTTCATGACAGAGCATCTTGTGATGCTTGATGGTGAAAAGGTTTACCAGATGCTTGAAGGCATCTACACGGTGTGTGACAAGGGTCACGGCACACTCGCTCCTCTGGAGGATGTGCTCGATCACCTTGGCGTCAATGGCGACCAAGAAACCATCGAAGACATCACGGGTTGTGACTTTGCATTCTGGCAATCTGTTATTGCCATCTTTGTAGAGCACTTGCAGGATGAACGAAGCGACATCTTCGCAATCGTTTACGGATAAGGAACACAATGGCTAACTATCCATACACATATGAGATACAGGCCTACGACAAGGATGGTCGGCCAATCGGTCGACCTACCTTACGTGGCACTGAATCGGACGCACGTGTGCTTGCACGGTATAGATCAATACCTGCAACCCACATCGAGGTTGCACACAACGTGCGGGTTACACGCCGCCGAAACGGCACATACACAGATGAACCAATCATGCTCGTTTGGTTCAACAAGATAACCGGACAACCTCAAGTGTCCAAGCGAAAAGAAGATCTGATCAAGTGATCGCAGAGGGGCTTCGGCCCCTCTTTTTTTGTGCTTATCGCACCCCGCCCACCCACCGCTGGTACATGCTTTATTGCTGCTCAGTGACGATCTACACGCGCCACGTCGGTATATGTAGTCTTGTATGGGTTGTGCGTCACACTTTCCTATATATGTGGAGGTAAACAGTATGAAACTGGTTACAAAGAATGGCACCAATGCCATCAACACTGTTCTGGCATGGGTCGGAACGTCGCCTATAGACGGCACAATCATCGGCTTGTTTGTTACGGGTCTGAAAAAGACCAACAAACCAAACACAAAGACGGATGATATGGTGCAAACCTATATCTTGCGTCTTGACATGCATCCACAGGAAGCCTTGAAGATGGGCATGGATGCATCTATCTGCGGTAATTGTTCACACCGTTACCAGACACGTACCCGTGTCCGCCGCACCAAAAAGGGACAGCTAAAGGTGGAAACCAAGCGTGTCCGTACCTGCTACGTCCGCGTTTCCAACGCACCGGGTAGCATCTATGGTGCCTTCACCCGTGGTAACGTTCCCACCGTGGCGCTTCACGATGTCAATGCAATGGTGCTACGTGCCGATAAACCGGTACGGATGGGCGCCTATGGTGATCCTGCCATGGTACCTGCACAGGTATGGGACAGCATCCTGCAGGATGTCGCCGCTTGGACGGGTTATACGCACCAATGGCGCTATGACTGGTCGCACGGTCTTATGGGTCGCGTCATGGCGTCATGCGACAGCAAAGACGACCAAGCGGAAGCGGTCGCGATGGGTTGGACAGGCACCTTCACAGTGTTACCGCATGACGACTTTCAGACACACTTCAAGTCTCTGAAAGGCACACGGTCATGCCCATCGGATCCACGGTTCAAAGACCGTATGGACTTGGTGCCGTGCGCATCATGCAAAGCTTGCATGGGTACACAGCATCGTGCAATCCGGTCACACGGTAGCACAGCGCTTTGGGTCACACTGACAACGGTGTGACCTTCGGGCAGGGGCTTCGGCCTCTGCCTTTTTTTGTGCCAATTTGCACCCCACCCACGCCCCGCTGGTAGTGGTTGGTGTAGGGTAAGTTGAGCCTACGGGTCATCCTACACCCACCCGTAGGTATATGCTTTGGTTATATTGCTGGGCTGTCTCGTTTCCCTATTAGGGTAGGTGCAAAATCTGCTACCCTAGTAGTTTTTGCAGGGTACACAGCTGTTAATTTGTTGACGGGTCGCTACCCTGCAAAATCTGCTACCCTCCCCTTTTTTGCACCCCTCCAGATCCTAAAAACAGGTATGTATACCGTTGGTATGTATATGTAGGATTGGCAAGGATGACGGTTTCAAGCGTAGCACAATCCACGGTGGGTCTACCTCCTAAAATTCCGCTATTGGCTGATCGTTTACTTGTCACTGTTTCGTCGTCTGCGTTTGTTTTTTCCTTGTAATGGGAATAATGTTAGTGGTTGTTGTTTGTTTGATGTTTACGAAAGGTTAGAAGCTATGGCTAACACGTGTGAGAGTATCGTTCGCGTATATGGGACAGTTAAAGCTGTCAGTTTGTTCAAGAGAGACCATGTATCGGCTGATGAGTCCACTGTGGACTTTGATCGCTTCCTTGGGGACGGTGAGAGCGCCTGTGGTGCTGTATTGACAGACTTCGACTACAAGGTATCTGATTCATCGGTCAAGCCCTTTTATGAGGCATCTCTGTTCCTTTACATAGACTCAAGGTGGAATGAGCCTATTGACTGGTTTAAGGTGATTGTTGCTCGTCATGCAGATGTGACCTTTGACATCTCATGGGTACAAGCGGCTGACTTGTTTGCTGGTGGCTTGCAGGGTGTTGCTGGTCTTATCACGAATCATGAATGCCGATCAGGTGACGAGCTGACGGATGACGACTACTGGATTATGGGCATTGAGCGTGATGATGAGGACGAGGCACAGGAGCCTCAATTTGGGCAGTGTGGCAAGTGTGGTGGCTGGGTTACGTTCCCTTGCTATGACTGTCAAGCACGTGAGTTAGAAGGAGGTAAGTGATGAAGAATGTAGACCTTTCCCGCTGTACAGGACAGTACGCGGTTATCAACATCAAGACGGGTGACTCTGTAGGGTTGCACGGCTTTGAAATCGCAGAGGCGATTGCAGAGTCGAGAGCTGTTGTAGACCCACAGGTGATCATTGACATGGAGACCATGCAGATCATTGATGTGTTTGGTGCTGGAGGACGTTTGGTTATCGGCGCCGGTGGCGTTCTGTTTCGTGAAGAGGAGGCAAAGTAATGACAGGTACGACAATCTTTGACAAGGTTCTGTTTGGTGCCGCTGGCGACATGATTGCGGCGAAGGTGCAGTCGATGCACGTATCACCCAAGATCCAGAATCGTGTGGCTTCTGAACATCTCCACGGGTACCAGCTCGTGGAGGCGCTCCTTCCTGTGTGTGACAAGCACGGGTTGGTGCTCACCCTCTCTGATGGTGAAGACAAGTACCCTATCAACAAGCCAGAGGACATCATCCCTTTGATGAACCAGTGCGACATGGAGTGGCTCTGTGTGCAGGATGGCGAGGTTGACGAACAGGAGGACGGTGAGGCTACGTACCTGAGCGTGGTGCTCATCTACGGTAACAACGCTGATGACCCTGAGACGGGACGCGGCGAGATGGTAGCTGACTGGTCTGGATGCGATGAGTGGTACGAGATCTTCACTCCAACACTTGACGCATTCATCGACAATCGTGAAGTGGAGCAGGTACTGGCGCCGAAGGTTGACGGTGAACAGGCGCTGTCGCTTCACCTTGACCATGTAGCAGAGACACGTGAGAGAGAAAGGTTGGACTTCTAACATGAACACAATCGAGAAACGCATCGCGCTCCTTCGGGGGAGCACACCCATCCTTGCAAGTCTGCTCCTGAGCATGCATGACCGCCCGGAATTTGCTCAGCTTGATGACTGGGTCTACAACGTGTCCGAGTCGTACACGAATCTAGGCAGATTGCTGGGCGAGATGCATCCGGCATATGAAGGTCTCTCCTTCGACGAAGTGTCGACTGTCGTTGACGGACATAACGCCCTTGAAGAGTTTGTCATCAACATCTGGGACGCCATAGCCAAGTATCACAACGCGTTTGACGGACACGTCTACGACATGGACAAAATCACCGCAGGATTCCTGCAGAGCATCCTGTCAGGTCACCCTGACTGGGACTTCAGCACAGAGCCACCAACCGACGACACAGGTGGAGGAAGGTATTGATATGAGAGTTGACATCACCGTATGGGACGAGATCGGGTGGCGCTTGCCACCTGAGCTTCTCGCAACAGACGCCACTGAGAGCGACGAGAGCGCTCAATACGTGACGTTTGAACAGATTCAGGTTGACGCATTGGTACAGATCTGCAAAGACACTAGTCACGCCAATGAACCAGCATGGTTCTCACAGCTGAACGACAGTCTCCTTGAATACATTCGCGAGCATGAGGTAGACGTTGACACATCCGAAGACTACTACCTGATCGTGAAAGAGTGGGCTGAACACGTCAACGAGACCATCGACGCACAGGCTGAACGTCAGCTTGAAGATCGTGAGTCAGGTGATTACTGGCGCGAGTAAATATGTTGTAGCCATGTGTCACATCCTGTGGCGCGTGAGCGATATCATAAGTGTCGTTGTTTGATAGCCCAGCCGGAGGGCGAAGTCCGGTAGGAGGTTTGCAACCATGGTCAGATTGACCGACTCACAAGCAGAAGCCCTTGCCCTTGTTGGGACAGGCACACTCACCCGCACACAGGTGGAGAGCGTCCTTGAAGCGTTCACTCATCGCTCAGAGATCTCACAGATCCCGTTCTTCTTCAGTCAAGGTGCTCTGTCAGACGCTTGCTTCAACGTTTACGCTCATGCGGGTAAACAACTCGTCAAGCTCTGTAGCATCTCTGCTTCGTGCGACACCGACATCGAGCCAATCGTTCGCATGTTCATCCACAGCGAGACGTGGAAAGACCTTAAAGTCGAACTCGTTGAAGGACACGATCACTGGGACTACCAGTTGTCATTCAACAACATCGACGGAACCATCTTTGGCGGGTTCTTCTTCACGCTCAGCCGGACGCCCATCGAAGTCATCGACTAGACTCAACGCCCTCCTGCTTCGGCAGGGGGGCTTTCTTGGCGAAAGCACAACCCACCCACGTAGGTACAGCTAGGATTAAAGGAGCAGCATTTTCATGTTTTCACTCATCGAGACAATCGTTAGTCTCTTCTTCTGGGCAGTCATATTCCTGTTCAAATACATCGTCATCCCTGTGGGAGTAATATGCATGCTCCTGACACCCCTGATGCCCCTATTCGCGTGGCTTGACTACAAGAACGACCCACGAGTAAGACGTTGAAGTTTTATCGCGTGATGGTCAAAGGGAAGATTCATAGATGGGAGTGGACACTTCAATATGACCACGCCAAAAGCATCGCACTCGAATGGGCGCAAGCGTCCGTAACACAACGAGACACTAACATCATCACCATCGATCACGTAAACTTCTCATACAGACAATACATTGACATACTCGACATCCTAAATGGTGTACGCCCAATGAACCGGGCGTACATCATTGCAATTGAAGACGGAGTTGTCACCAGTGAAGCTGAATGGAAAAGCAAGCGCATCAAACACCTTGATCCCATCAATACCGCAGCTCACCCCACACATAGACACGCAGATTGGATACAGACAATACACAGGATCCCTGAGTACCAGGCTGTAATACGATCAGCGCCTGATCATAAATCATGCACCATGGCGTTCAAATTAGCTGGGATTGACGTTAGCTTGTCGGGATACAAAATTACACCCGCCATTGCACGTTATTGCTGGGACTGGGTTAACTGTAAACCACGTCTGTGATAGACTTCTCCTGTGCGGAGAAAGAGGAACGGGGCTGCCTGACGGGACAGCCCCATTGGGTTTCGAGAGGAGGTATGCAGAGGACTCTCACTAGGATTATACATCATGGCGAGTACAGAGTCACAACTTCAAACACTTGTTCGCAACACTCTGGGATTCTTGGGATACACGGTGATGGAGACAGGTAAAGCAAGGCGCAAAGTACAATGCCCTCGCTGTAAGAACCTTCATTACCCCACAGGATGGCAAGGCAACAGCCTTGGCTGCCCAGACTTATACATTCACTGTCAACACTGGCAGCTGCCAGTAGCACTCGGCATCGAACTCAAAACCAAGACAGGCACTGTTCGTAAAGAACAGAAATGCATGGCCGATCAAAACATGACCATCATCTGTCGCACATTGGAACAAGTTCTTGATGTACTGCTGAAATACGAACGCATCTACGGATGCCCTAAACAAGTTGAAAGATTGGAGAAGTTCATTGAACGCAACACCATTGGAAGTTGATTGGTTTTTTACCGTGGAAGAAGATCCACGAGGCATGTGCTACATCGCTGAAGGTGATGATGGCAGCACACTGATCGCAGGGACGGGACAACACGACTGCGTGTTTGTTGGAGACACACCTGAACTGCTCTTGGAACAGGTTGAGAAGGTACGCGGATTCATCGGTGAAGGCATCATCGCACGACCCATCACATGGGCAAGCGTTGGACAATGCTTCCGCATGCTTGTGTACCGCAACAAGATGCGACTATTGATGGGCGGCAAAGGCTGGGTTGCATCCTGCCTTACTTACACACCATCACTCAAGTCAAAGCTCATCTGCGATCCACAGACGACCGTCGTTGTTGCTGAATACAAAGGCGAACTCCTTACCAGCCAAAAGGCAATCATTGTAGGCTCGTCACTTGAAGATCTGTTCAAGAACCTGTCGATGTGTGAAGTCAATGTAGAAAACTACAAAGACATGAACAACCTTAAATTTGTGGTGTACCCGCTACTTAAGTTTGCGGATGGTGAAACTTTGTATTACCATGGCAATATCCACAACGTACAAGAAGCATTGATGAACAACTATGGCTTCGTGGCGGAGGTACTTGGTGGCGATGAAGAAGACAGACTCATCGCGAAGTTGGAAGAGGAACCAAATGAAGATTGAAGACCACTTGGTGAAGATGAAGGGGGGCAAGCTCTATGCCCCCGTTTATGTTCGCATCGCATTGTTTCGTGAAGATCATCCCGTTGCTGACGGATGGGGAATCAACTGCGAAATTATCAGCACTGATGAGACATCCTGTCTAGCACGTGCTGAGATCGTTGACCCTAATGGTCGCGTTGTTGCTACAGGTTACAAGCGCGAGCACAAGGCACACTTCCCTGACTTTGAAGAGAAAGCTCTTACCGGTGCTGTAGGACGTGCGCTACTTATGGCCGGTTACGGCACACAGTACGCTCTCGATGAGTTGGACGAAGGCGAGCGCATCGTTGACGCTCCCATCCCAGGCACCATGCGGATGAATGCTACAGCAACTGTCACTAAGTCTGATCCACAGATGGAGTACAAGATTGCTGCAACCAACTTCATGAACGAGTGTAAGCGCATCCTTGGCCCGGAAATTACGCCGGCTGATGGCAAGTCTGTTTACAGCCGCATGTTTGGCACTGACACAATGACGACAGACAATCTCAAGACTGCAATTGTCCGCATGGCCGAGTATGCAAATCTTGAAGCAGACCGATTTGCTGCTGATCTTTTGGAGGACGAAGACTAATGGAAGAACAAAACAAAGATGAACTCATCCGTGAAAACGGATGGGTCATCGACTCCACTACCGGCGAGGTAGTTGGGGTCTATGGTTGGCTGGAGAATGGTGTTGTTGAATCTGAGCAAGATCTCTGGATCCTGCAGAAGAAGATGCTTGAAGTCGACTCATTGATTATCGGTGAGAAGGCACAACTCAAGCGTATCCAAGAGATGTGTGAGAAGCGCATCAAGGCATTGGAATCAAGACGTAGCTGGATGGAACTGAAGTATGGTGTTACCGCAACAGAAGTAGCGCGTGAGATGCTACCGCGTAACAAGAAAACGTACACCAGCCCCTACGGTGAAATTACTTTCCGCAGCAGTAAAGCAAAAGTCAAATTCACAAATCAAGAAGCAGCAGTTGCTTGGGCGCGAACGTATGAACCAGAGGCTATCAAGACTTCTGAGTCAGTATTGGTGAGCAAGCTTAGTCAGCAAACTGTCAATGACTTGATCACGTACACACAGGTTCGACCTGATGGATGCGAGATCACACCTGAACAGGAAGTAGTCAAGTTTGTTGGACTCAAGGAGCCAGCACCTGATGAAGACTGACATAGTACACATCGGTGGCATCCCCGATAACGTACACGTCTCAGAGGCAGGAATCCGGTTTACCGGAGACCTGTCTTATGAACATTGGGAACACCTCATGACTGTACTGGTCAAGATGGAAACAGCTTTCCAATGGGCGCTTGGTGATGCAATCAACTATGGCGAAGGCCGATACGGTGAGAAGTACACACAAGCTATGGAGCTGACTGGACACACGTACCAGTCTCTTGCTAACTACTCTTGGGTTGCAAGAAATGTCCCACATCATGTGCGTAATCCAAGTCTGTCATGGACGCATCATCGTGTTGTGTGTAAACTGGCACACGACGAACAAGAACGGCTACTGACTGAGGCACATGCCAAGGAATGGTCAGTCGATGTACTTGGTGACATCGTTCGTGGTGAGACACCCTCGAAGCGAGTCAGAGATCAGGTGGAAGTCCCACCAGGACTATCATTGACAGACGCTAAGAAGATACTAGACTCGGCAGCTTGTGTAAACCGTGACGGCGTACAAGTCTGCCAGATATGCCCATTCAAGGGGAGGTAGAGATGATAGGTATGTTCAAGGGTTCTCATGTAACCCAACAGAGATCCAACAAGGGGTTCGTGGTGCTTTATCACGAACTCCTTCCTTTTCTAAAGACGTTCACTGGATCCGAATGGTTAGTCCTAACTGTACTCGCATTACGCGCTGACGAAACCGGATACAGCTATCCGTCAGTTTCGCTCATATGCGACGATACAGGCCTGAGTGAACGGATAGTTAGGCAAGCTATAAAAACCCTCTCTATGGTCACTGTGGAGCGTCCTAAGCCGGTTCTTTCTGTTGAGGAACGCCACGTTGAGAGTGGTAGGCGCACCACTAACGGCTATGTCATACTTCCAGACGGCTTTGGGGAGGGTGCAGTAATTGACAGGGGGGAGGGTGCAAAAACTGCAAGGGAGGAGGGTGCAAAAACTGCAGGGGTCATTACATTAAAGAATATACAGAAAGAAGAATATACCCCTATAGTCCCCACGAAGGGGACTAAACGGGATTCCATCAAGATGCCTGTTGATGATGACCCGTCCAAGGCTCTGTTCATTGCATACCGAAGTGTCATGCATCCAGCACACGCTTCAGCATTCCTCCTTGGTGAATGGAGAGGCGCACACCATGTGCTTAGGTCAATGCAGGGAGCTGGCATAACTCCAGACCAAGTCAGGTTTGCCACACAAAACCTACTCAAGAAGTGGGGTAAACCAAACCTCGTGACCATCAACTCTTTGTGGAAACATTGGACTACTGCAATCACTGAGGATGTGCAGCAGAACACAATCTCGAAGGCTGTTTCAATGGTTGACGAGTTGTGGGATTGACGACAATTAGTACACCAGTTGTGGCAAATCTGGTAAACATAGCGGTATAAGTAGTTATGGAGGAAGTATGACGAAGGAAACGTTTAAGGGCGTATGCAGTGTACTGTCAACGCTACCAAGTAATGTGAAATGGGATGAAGGCATTGCCGCAATCTACATGACGATTATGCGTAACTGGGACGATCGTGTTGTGGGAGAGATCATGCGACACGTGTTGCTCAAGTGTGAGTTCAGGCCGACTATCGCTGAACTTCGCAACATTGGATTGCGCATCTTTGCGGACATGCCAACAGTGCAGCAGCTGCAACAGATTGTGACAGGCCTGTGCTACCAGTATCAGGCTGAGCAGCGCATTGCTAAGGCTGATCTAATTCACCCATCAATCAACTGCATTATCAAGATGGCTGGCGGATGGCGCCGTGTTGGCATGATGGACAGTGAGAGTTCACGAAGCGTAATCAAGGAATGCTACGCAGAGTACATCACTGCAGATTCTAACGATGAATTCTTAATTAACCCACCAGACAGTAAGAGTCATGAACTATCAGCTGGCGACGCTATCACGAAGGCTATTACTGAATGACAGGCAAAGTCCCACCGAATGACATCCAGGCTGAGATGTCGCTCTTAGGTGCAGTCATGTTGAATGATAAATGCTGGTCAAGCATTTCTGATTTGATTGCACCAAGTGACTTCTATCGCGAAGCTAATGGAACTATATGGTCTGCAATGGAACAGATCATGGATGATGTTGACCCAATCGACATCGTTAGCTTAGGTAATAAGCTTACATCCATGGGAAAATTTGAACAGTGTGGCGGGTTTGCCTACCTGATGCAGATCGGTGACTTTGTACCGACAACATCTAACGTAGCCATGTATGCAAGGATAGTCAAGGAGCATAGCAATCGGCGGCTAGTAATCGAGAGCGCATACACAGCTATGAACAATGCGTACTCGTTTGACTCAGATGCCGCCATGGTAATGGACGAGATGGTTGATACGGTTGGAGTCATTGGGTCATCGAACAACAACACTCAACACGTTGATGAATTCATAGCAGACGAGATCGAAGAGATACTGAAGCGTACAGTCAACGACAAATCAGGGATTCGTACAGGTTTCAATGCACTTGATGACATGACTAACGGATTCCGGCAGGGTGAGCTGTTTATACTTGGTGCTCGTCCTTCTATGGGTAAGTCTGCACTAGCATTACAATGCGCGTTGAACATAGCGCGGAACAACGTGTCCGTGATGTTTCTGTCGATTGAAATGTCTGCACCAATGGTTACTCAGCGATTGCTTAGCCTGATGACCGGCATCAATAGCAAACGACTACAGAACAAGGTCATGGATGAGTACGAGAGGAGACAGATATCGTCAGCACGAGCTGACTTGTTGTCGACCAATATGTTCATAACTGCAGACAACAGGATTGACGTGCATAAGATACGCGCCAAGGCCACCAGGCTGAAACGTGAACACAACCTGCAGATAATCTTTGTTGACTACCTACAGATGATTGAAGCCAAGGGTGACAACCGTACACGTGAGATTGGTGTGATTAGTCGTGGTCTAAAGTCCATTGCCAAAGAACTCAATGTATGCGTAGTGGCGCTGTCGTCACTCTCACGCGCCGTAGAGAAGCGTGATGACAAACGACCAATGATGAGTGACCTGCGTGAATCAGGTGACCTAGAAAGCGATGCAGACGTAGTTGCATTCTTATACCGGCCAATGTACTACGCCGACATGTCGCAACGTATGGATCTAGACACTGAAGAAGCTGAGCTAATCGTAACCAAGAATAGAAATGGAGAAGTGGGAGAATGCCGACTTCAGTTCACACCAACAAAGGCACGGTTCGACGATCTTCCAACAGACCTCTGGTAAAGAAAAAGATATCACCATGGGTCAGATGGCAGTTAATTGTTACAATCGTAGAAGGAGACAGAGTATCAGCAGCAAAGAAGTTGAAGATATCTAAATCAACGTTGAACATTAATCTGGCGGCAGCCTGTAGATCACTTGGAGTCCCCAACATTAATCAGGCTGCACTAAGACTTGGAATCATAAAGTTCAACTACGATGAGATCGGAACTTGGATTGATAAAGAAACGATAGAACTAGGCCCAGGTGTAGAACTTAACCTAGAAGGAGACATAAATGATTGAGTTTTTGTGCGGTTTATTTATTGGTGCAAATGTAACTTTCCTTGTATCAGCGATGCTGTTATCTGGACGACCAAGCAAAATCATTAAACGATCTAGTTCACTTGTGACATACACAAGTTCTAAAGGACAGACTGTCACTGTTGAATTAGCAAATCATCTAAGAGCTGATGATGTCTTCGCTGTTGTCAGGAAACCAGACACATCACTTGAATTTGTGATCGCTGCGTCTAACCTGTCCTTATAAAGAAAGCCCTCTTACGAGGGCTTTTAGTTTATTTCAATCCAGTTATTAACTTCTTAGGGTCTTTCTTTGCCAATATATCTGTAATCTTAGGCACGTATGTTGTTGCCCTTTCAAACGCTTTCAGCCGCCTTTCAAATTTCATTGCTGATTCTGGAACATACGGTTTGTACTTGATGCGCATTCCTATTCCACTCAACATGAACTGCTGTAATGCAATAGCATTTGCTACATCTTTGTATTTACCTTGGTTCTTGGCTTCGGTATACGCTTGCATCCCTTCAGTCCAAGCGGTTGGTAACTGAGATGTCCAGAACGTTGCAACTTCTAACGATGGTGGAACATCCATTCCTATATTTTTAAGGAATGGGCGACCCATTTCCTTATATGACAACTCTACGAATTTATCCGTCGCCCACACAGGTTTGTTGACTACATCTTTTCCATACAGAGCCTGTAGTGGCTTAGTTAGAACAGGACTTGCTCTGTATCCAAGCGTGTTGGCAATGGTCATCATGTATTCAGTTGTACTGTTGGCGCCGTATCGATCTTGTTTTTCAGGATCGCCACCAGTCAAAGCTGCATAATAACCCAGTGGGACATTTATGGCGTCGAATGTCCCAGTACTGTCTGATATATCCCAATCACCATTTCTAAAGCTGCCAAACTTTTTAGGGTTTGCGTTGTACCGGCCATCATTTGTAAGCATGCCACGGAACTTGTGGAAAAGCTGCAATCCTAGCAACAACAGCAGTGTGTTCCAATATGTCTTACCTTGGTACTTAGCAAGGTAAGGGTTTCGCTCAACCAAGTCTGCAGGATAAAGATCAAACACACGATTCTTTTCACCCATTAGCCGGCGCATCTTTGGAGATGCACTTACGTGCCTATTTACAATTGGATTTAATAACACGTTTGCAAACAACCAACGTGGTGCTACAAATACTATTTTCCCAAGACGCCCCCATTTAGCATCCACACGTTCATCTGTAGAATATTGGAAGTCTCCCATACTCAAAGAGATAAAGTTTGCCGCAAGCTGTGCGTATTCATGACTGCCCAATTCTTCTATAGGAATGCCTTGGAAGATTGGGTTCATTTGCAAATGTTGTTTGATTAGTTCAAACAACAATACGTCATGCTGCAAACTGATCTGACGCTCAAACATTCCTTGAAATGGCATAGATCCAATTACAGTATTGCTTTCAAAGAAATCGGTAAGGTTACCGCGCTCATCGTATTGCATAAGGTCAATAGGAATATCTTCGTAATTGATAGTCCCTTCAGCTTGACGATAAAGACGATCTCGTTCAGCTTCAATACGTTTTTCCATATTCATCATATGAAGAGGAACACGCATTTGCTTCATTACCTGCCAATATGGATCTTTTTGCATAGCAAGGTAGATACTCATGTATGCACGACGACCGAGCTTATCAAATCCAATTTCTTTACCGGCAATCGTAATACTTGTATTTGGTGCAAGACCAGCAACTGAGAACAACAATGCTTTAAGGGCTTTTACAGAATCCATTGGTCGACCTGTAGCTATACCAAGAGCTGCACGTCCACCCTGGATTAGGGTAAATGCAAAGTCAAGAGACAAAGCAGAACGGGTAAACGCTTGATACTCATCGTAAACACGTGATGCAACTTCCCCACCAATTTCCAAGCGAGTCTTTTGGACTTCTTCCAATGGTTGAGCCAACAGCGTAGGAGCTTCATTCTTTGTTTGTGGAGCTTCAATCCTACGATTCATGTACATTGGCTCAGCCATTGGCAACTCGCCGTCTACTCGCTTACCTTCGCTCTCAACGTGCATTGTTGCTACTGACTTGACATTCTTGTCTGTCAATGTAATTGCTACGTTACGAGATACAGGAGAGAACATTGAATCTCTGTAGTTAGTAAACACAAGACCATCATGTCCACGGCTAAAGGCTTTCTCAAAGTGTGGCTGCAATGAAGGTGCATCAATGCCATTATTCTTGAGATCGATAACCAACGGATTATTCATCTTGATCCAACGTGGCTGTTGCTTCAAGTTGTCGTTCTTGTGTAGTCCAGACCCAAGGTCATGTATGCGAATACCCGGCGCTCCATAGTTGAATGGGCCGTTAGTCGCCATACCAAACGCTAGTGTAGTGAATGGCTTAGCAGTCCTTACCTGTTGCTGCCCTTCCATGTGTGCCAATATAGGGTTACTGAAGTATTGAACAGATGTAGTATTGACCGACGACTTAAGTGTGTCCGCCTGTACTCGCACTGATTCCAACTTAATAGAATCGTTAGCAATGTCTTGCACACGCTTTTCAAGTTGCTCTGGAGTAAGCGGACGTCCCTTGTCATCCACACCCAACACTTCGTCGTACCAATATTTTAGATTCTCATAGTTCTTGGAAGTTGGCCTATTGTTGTAATCATCAACAGCATTGGTCAAACTATGAGCATTCATAACAAGGTTGAGTTTATCTTTCTCATCCGATGTCATGCTGATCCCGTGATACTCAAGCGAACCTGGCGATATTAACTTGACAGATTCAACAAGATCACCAGATTGCCAAGCCTTAAATTCTGGATGCTCAGTTAGTGCATAGATCTCAAGCGCCTTATGGTGTTCTAGTCCCATGGTGCGCAGGTTTGAATAGATATGCGACCGAGCGCCGGCTGCCGTTTGCACGGTGTAACCGTAACCATCCCACGCAGGTACTCCATCTGTATTAAGCTGCACCCGCTTCAGTCCATTAGCATCTGGCGTCAACCATTTGTTAATGACCGGCTTTACGTAATCATCAACAGTGTCTGGTGAACGAGTACCAATAATAGAATCAACACGTTGAGCTGTTTCAATCTTTCTGTTCATGAACATTGGCTCAGCAATAGGACGAACAGCTTCTACACGATCACGTCCATGCCAGTATTCAGCTGGCATAACACGCAACTTCTGTAAAGAAGTAACTTGTTTGACTATCTCTGTGCGTGTTTTCTTTTCGGCTTCAACTTTACTCTCATACATTTTCTTTAGAGCATCACGTTGACTTTCTGAATACTTATCAAAGTAATCTGGTTGAACTCTAGATACTATTGCATTTTCCATACTCATCATCATGTCTATCAGAGACGTAGCTGTATAAGAATTTGGCCTTTCAGATGTACCAGATGGGCTTGAGAAGACACTTTGACTTTCAGGACGTGTATACAAAGATGACTTGTAATCTATTGTCATCACTTTTTTACCAGCTGCATCAAACACGTTGACTAAGTTTTTGTTTCCTGGAACAGCATATTCATACCGATATGTTGAGTAAACAGGATCCCTTAGTGCACGTACGATTTCTGCACGACCTTGAACCATATCCTTAGCAATAGCAGATGTAAGTGCTTGCAATCTAAGTTTAATCTCAACATTCTCAGGCCTGTCTGCAAACGCTGGGTCGTTGAGAATCTTGATTAATGTCGGTGCGTCAAAACCACGCAATGCCCCCTTAGTTTTTGCAAACGTCATGTCTGAGCCATACAGGTCATTGACAAAGTCTGTGATTACTTTTTCAGTTCGCTTTCGCACCGCTTGTGCAAAAATGTATTGCGGAGTTATAGCATACTTAGAAGTTCGTTTTTCACTTGGAGCTGGAATATTGGTCTTACCTCGAAGGCGCATTTCCTGATTGGTCATGGCCTTACCCCAGATGATGTCGTTGACGTTTGTAGCCGTCAGTAAATCTGTCTCACTTTTAAACTTGTTGTATGCAAATATTGCGCTACTGACTTCTTTTGGAAGCATATTCACTATTGCAGTGTTGGCGGCAATGTCATCAACAGAAGATGACAACATGGCTTCAAGCTGTGTTGCCTTTTGCATAGAGCTTTCAGTGCCAGATGCTTTAAGTTTAGCAATAGCCCTAGAGATTTCTGCATAGATCAAATCGTTTACGGCTTTGTGAATATCGCCAAAGTTCTCAAGTATATTTTTTGAGTCTTTATCACCAAAGATAGATTGTTGATTGACAATCTGCCGCCGTATGTCGGCATCAACTGGATTTGCATTCGTGCTTGGGTCATTCAATGTCAATCCATAGCTGACACTACGTCGAGTTGTTTCACTGTCAACTGTTGCTTGAATTGCTGTAACACTTGCAGCATTTGTCATGTATTCCAAACCAAACCGAGCAACCTTCTCTTGCATCTGTTTGAATTCAGCTTCTACACGTTTGAAAGCTTTTGCGAGATCAGCTGGCTTATCGCTATCTTTAATCTGATTTGCAATCAAGCCAATCTCGTCTGCATATGGCAATCTACCTGTGTAGGTAATGAATGGAAGTAACGCACTACGGTCTTGAGTCAAAACCTTCATAATGTTAGACATAACAGCAAATGCATCATTCCTATCCATTGAAGAAAGGTAGTCATTTAAATCCTGTACTGTCATAGCTTCCAAAGCCTTGCCTTGGTTTTTCAAATAGTTTTGAATTCCACCCTTGATGAAATCGTCACGTTGTTGTTGTAGTTGACTGAACAGTAACGACTGCACTACTGCTGGTTCTTTTTCATTTCCAAATCTTGCAATAGACGCAAGTTGTTCATCAGTTAAAATTTGATTCTGATTACTAGCAAGACCAGCTAAATTTAGAGCGCGTTCATATAAGCTAACACCGCGCAACGCACCACGCGAGTTAATTGCGTTACCGTTTAGCGCGTCTTGTATTTTCTGTACAACAGTGTTGTCCTTTACTTGCGACAGACGTTGATGGGTAACTACTTTTTCACCTTCCATCATTCGTTGTGTAAATGATGACTGCGGTTGTATAACCATTGATCCGTAAAGTGCATCAACAGTAGCATCAATAGTTGCTTGAATATCGTCTACAGTAACTTCATCTTCAGATTTTGCTTTAATCGAACGCATTACTTCACGTCCGCGCATACGTCTTCCAAATGCAACTAAAAGTGGATCAGGTCTTACATTTCCTTTTTCATCTCGATTGATATAAGGAGTCCTCTCAAGAAGAATATGTAAACGTCTTTCATTGAGGGTCAAGTCCTGCATCTTTCGCCAAAGCCAAGGGATCTTCTTTTCTAGCTCATTGATCGTAGCGTCTAGTTGCGCAACAACCATCTGTACTTGTGATGCATAACCTCCTACATTATCTCCGTACCATTGATTGAGTTTTGTTCCTTCAATAGTATTGATTTTCGTAATGATGTTATTTACGGCGGTTTTGTATTTTTCTGTACCAATACGCAATCCAGCCATCACTTGATCTGGACGTACTGAGTTACCTGTTTCAACTGGGATAATGCCGTACTGCCGAAGATTAGCACTTCGTGTAGATAGGATTACACTTTCAATAGGTGTCAGTGTTAGATTCAGTTGATGATATTCAGCAGTTTCACGGCCTATCTCTTGAGCCTTAGTAACTGTTGATTCCAACACTGACATGGCATGACTAAAAGCTGCAAACGTATGTTCGTTTGTACGTAGCTTCTTGAGTGCGTTTACAACAGATGTACGATCGGCACCAATAACCTTTTTCTTTATAAGATTAGTAATGTCTGCTACTGTAAAAATGCCTTTAGTGCTAAACATTTTCAATGCGTTGTACAAATCTACTGATGCTTGAGCTTTTTCCGTAGTTGTAGCCCAATCAATTAGTACCTCATCAACACCAGATTGCATATCTGTGACAATGTCGTTTACGAAATTGTTGTAATCCTGTACCCGTGCTGCCCTGTCCTTTTGTTGTCTTTCTTTGCCAGCAGCTAACTTTTCTGGTGGAGACATCTTACTAAGACGTGCACGTTCCATTTCAGTAGCGTTATATTTTGCAAGCGTTATTTCAATCTTTTCCTGACGTGGGTTTCCTTTTCTGGCATCGTACAAAGACATGCCATATGAACTACCAGCAAAGTCCTTGACAAAATTACTGCCTTGCATTATTTCAGCAACGCTTTTAACAACACGATGTTTATAGAGGTATTCGGACGCATTGTTACCGAATTCACTTACTAAGTCAGCTGGAGAACCTCCAGTACCCATAACATCTTCACCAACTGATCGTCCACCTTCGTCAGTTCCAATGACTGAATTTAAGTAGATAATGTTAGAAGCGTTTTGCGTCATTACCTCTTGTTGATATATTTTTGAAATGTGTTCATTGACTTTATTTAATTGCTTAAGCGTAAACTTTGGTACGTACAATACGCCATTTTCATATTTAAACATCGTTTGCAAAATTGGAATATGGCTATAGGAGTTGTCACGAGTTTGATATGGTTGATGAATGATTCTGAATAAAGGATTACTGTTGACGCCAGTAACTAAGCCAGGCTCATTTAATATTGCAAAATAGATATCTACCGATTTGCGATAATCAGGAATAGAGTTATCGCTAAGAATATCTTTGATTGCCGTTTTAACAGCCAGAGGTATTCGCAAACTTAAAATGTCAACAGATGTTCCACGTTTAGATGGAATTGGATCACCTTGACTCTTTGTCCATATTTTAAAAGTTGCTATTGACGTTGCACGACGTATAGCTTCTTCATCAAAAGAAGCTGTGCCTTCTCGCAATATACCGTCAGACAATATCTGTAACTTAGCTGCAGAAATTGACGGGTTGCGACGATCGGCATCAGGAATGTCAGTAGTGCTTTTGCGAAGATTATTAACTGCGTTCTGAGAAGACCTGTTGATTTCTTTCCGCATGTAGTTCCAAGCGTCACTGTATTTGATGGTTTCGTATTGGACTATTCCGTTGTCATCTTTGTATGCGCGTCGAACTAAATCAGTATCGTATTTGCCATCTTCTTTAACGATCGGAATCAACTGAGACAATACAGACTTTACAGCTTCAGTTGATGAATGATAAAGAGTTCCAACTAGGTCTTCACCAATCCTGTCACCAGTTGTATACCAAGTACGTCCATCTGGAGATGTCTTTAAGTTTACGTTCTGTAACCAATAATGCTTTGGCTTGACATATTTTGTAACAATAGCCGGCACCATTTTGGTTAAAATTAATCGTTCAACGGCTTTCATGTACCGTTGCCCAATATCTTTACCTGTTTCATTAACTTTGGCTTGTTCAATGACTGCCATTGATAAGTTTTTAGTTGATGCCCTATTTAATTCATTTAACTTCTGCTGCCGTTGCGCTTCACGTTGTTTGGGAGTCAACGTTGCTTCTGCAGATGAAACTGATTCACCTTCAACTGCGGCAAGGTCTTCTGTTGATACGTCACCACTATAATCTTCAAGATCTTCTTCGGAGATGTCACCATCGTCATCAGAAATATCTTCGATAGCTTTGTTCATGAATTGCGGATCAGCTGTCGGCAATTTCTTATTCATGAAATCTGGGTCAGCAGTCCCGCTTTCTATCATTGCCTGGTAGAGCAACTCTTCCATGCTCATTTCAGCATTTTGCACACCAGCGTCAGTCATTGTGGTGCTATCTGAAACTAGAGATGTGGCAGCAATAACTTCCGACTGTACAAGAGCTGGCGTCGATAACTCAGCTGGCAAACCAGATGTAAGGTAGAACGATTCAACAGGAATGCCTTTAGCTTCTCTGTATGATTCATAACCACCTTGATCAGCCCAGCCAAGGTAGGATTCCGACATACGTTTTTGTATTCGGTCATCGCTAAAATCACTGCCTTGATAAATTGGGAATTCGTTTTTAGCTTGCTCAACGTCATCCCACCACCTATAACCAACGGTTGTTCTTTGTAGTTCAACTACACTCATCCCGTCAAAGTTGACGTCAGACATATTAACGTCTGGGTTATGAGCGTTAACCATTTGAACGGTGTAGTCATACCAGTGACCCATAAAGTTAGTCAGGTATTGATTAACAGGTTTGGATAACGTTTTAACTTCCGTTTGCCCAATTGAATCAATAGTAAGAGGATCAATGTCTTTTGTTTTCTCTTTTGTGACATCCCACTTGCCGGGTTTTGCGTTTTCCCTTTTAAGCTTCTGAGTTATTGTTTCAACTTTAATTGGTGACCCAGGCCTAATTGGTTCTTTTAGAACGTATGTCTTACTGACTTTACGTCCACCAAAAACAGTCTCCTTGATAATTAAAGGAGTGCCTACAGCTAATCCCTTTTGCTTTGCAGGATCTGTTGGGAATGGCCTTTGCCAACCCCTATATCCTTTGCTTGATACATCATTTGGATTATCTTTAGATCCGTCAATTGAATCTCGCATCAACTGACCCATCTCACCAAATAATTTATTTAGAGTTACATCAAATCCACCTTCAACATTATCGTTTTCAGTAAATATGTTTACGTCACTTGGAGCATTAAACATCGAGTTTGTTATCTCAGTAACAATTCTCTCTTCAATGTCTTTTTGAATTTCACGTTGTTTGTTCGGGTTTGTTGTTTGCCTATAAGTTGGATAGATTTTTGCAGCAAGCTGATGAATCATTGGTGCATACAAAGATCGCACCAATGCATGATTGATTTCATGCACCTGCGTTACGTAATTCTCTTTTCCGTGCAAGGCAATGATTACATTAATTGTTCGTTTACCGTCACCACCAATGCTAAAGGCCATGCCTGTTGTATTGAATAAGCCTTTTTTAACAGCTGGCAATACACCAATAGCTCCCAATCTCTGAGTATAAAAAGCTGTCTGAAGTGCTTTAAGAATCTGCGCGTTTTCTGCTGTATTTTTTGGCAGCATTTGTTCGCGGTAGTTTTCTTTCCACGTTTCGTTTGTCTTTGTAAGGAACCGTGTGTCGACGGCAGGATCTTCTGTTACACGGCTAGCCCTTAATCGCTCCATTGTATTAATGCCGTGTAGTCGAGCAAACTCACGTGCCCAACCTAAACTCCAACGATCCACCCATTCTGCAAGTGCTGCAGCTTGTTCTGGAGATTGACCAAATACATCCTGCAATCTGATGTACAAATCGTCTTTGTCTTTTACACCAGTAAGATCAAGTTCTAGTTGATCGGTCTTACCAGTCCCAAACGCATCTACAAGTGGTGCAACAAATTTACCAACAAACCTTTTGAATCCATCTACTCCAGACGCCCAAGATGGAACTGCGTTTCTAAACTGCGTAAGGGTAACCGGCTTTGCTACTTCCTCACCAGCAGTCTGACGTCGATAACGAGTCTTACCAGACCTGTAGTCTTCCATTGATACAGGCAAAGATCCTTCAGCAGCTGGTTCCTTAAACTCGTTTCCATAAGGAAACTTCTGTGTCTCAGGTGGCTCTGGATTATATTCTCGCGAAGGTGGCTTAGGTGCACGTGTTTCACTGGCAGTAGCTACAGGTAGTGTTGAGTCTTCACCCTCACCTGTAGTTGGTTCCTCTGGCGTTACTGTTGCAGTTACGGCAGGTTGCGCTGCCGGTTGAGGTGTTGGAGTACTTGGTGGTGTAGTTGGCGTAGAACCAGCTATTTTAACCGTGATCTTCTCACCGGGAGCGAATGCTGTTTGACTTCCGTTGACTCTGGCATTTGTCAAGTTACCAGAAAGCTTAGCAATCATTGGATCCGTTGGATTGATTGGGCTAAGAGTGCCGCCAAGGAGTCCATCCAATGCATGATCAACAATTGGCTGGAATAGAGCTAAGTCAGGAATAGGAAGACCACGATCGTTTAAATACTTTGCTATTCCATTTTGAACTGCCCTGGTAAGGTTTACGTAGTCTGGCGTAAACGATCCATCATCGTTAACTCCATATGTTGCGGTTGATCCATCTTTTGGAAAAGCTTTGTCAAAGGCTGCAATATCAGCTTTTACTACATCAGCAAAAATAGCATCGTCTTGTACAGATCGTGCAAGTAACTCTATTTTTTGTTCTGGAGTCAATGCATTCCAGACTTCAGGGGTAACAGTGCTTATATCTAACTGTGGATTACCAGTTGTAGTTGCAGCAGTTGCAGGTGCAGACGGAGATGCAGCTGTTCTAGGTTGATGTAATTTGCTTAGATCATAAGTGTCGCCAGCAACACGCCTAATGGTGTCAGCTCCCCACATTTTACTAAGGACAGTTTGCAACGCACCTTTATCTACACCAGTGCTTGCACTTAGGTCATCTAGGTTAAGCGTTACGCTTCTTAACTGATCTGCTGTAGGGTCAGTGCTGTTGTATTCATCAGTGATTTTCTTAGCAATAACTTCCTCGTCAGGAGTCATTGGTATAGCTAGCTGCACTAAGTTTACTCGGTTAGTTGAAGCAGCCGGAGTGGCAGCAGGAACCGCAGCAGGAGCACCAGGTACAACAGTGGAAGCAGGGACAGCCGCAGCAGGGACGCCAGGTACAACAGAGGTAGCAGGAGCCGCAGCAGGAGCACCCGGTACAACAGGATTAGTAACTGGGTTAGTACCACCACTAGCTACCGCAGCAACAGGTGGAACTGGTGCCATACTGCTTAGCTTCGTATTGAGTTGATTTAAAATTCGATCTAATACGATCGTAGGATCTGCTTGAGATACTACAGAGAAATCATAATCTCCATCATCAGTGATATCAATTAATCCTGCGTCAACCGCAGCTGTTATCATCTCATCAAGCGCATCGATGTTATCGTAACCAATAGCATCTGATATAGCATCTACATCAAGTATTCCGTCTTGCTCATCATTTGGTACTGCTGACTGCATTGCACTTTTGAAATAGTCAACAAGTGTTGGTATTACTGTTGGTGCATCGGTAACAGCCTGACCAAGTGTAGTTGTATCAACACTGACTGGTGGCGCAATGACTGATGGAACAGCAGTAGTAGGAACAGTAGTAGCACCGCCAGCACCAGCGCTAGCACCCGGTACGACAGGGGCAACAGGAGGCACAGCAGTTGCCGCAGGTGCAGGTGCAGTAACAGCAGCAGCTGGTGCAGCACCTCTAACAAACGGGTTTTCACCTCTGGCAAGTGGCTTGATGTAATCTGGATCATGAGGAATCATAAATGGTTCCATGCGTGGATCATTCAATGACTGAATCCTGTATCCAGCAGCTGGCGCTCCAGATATGTCAAACGCTGTGTACTCTAGGACAACACCAACCTGGCGTTCTCCGTCAATAGCACCAAGGTTTACAACGGTGCCAACAGGCATTTGTTCTGCCGGTGTTGGTATTCTGCGATAGCTATCTGCCCACTTAGTAGGATCAGCTTGCATTGCAGGTCTTCGCGGCTCAGCAACAAAGTGATCCATACCATTATATTCAGCAGATACTGGTTGGCTTGCAGTCCCTACTTTATAAGTAAGACCCTTAAGCCGCCTTACACCAGACAGCCTTCCGACTTGCTTTGTTGGCTCAGTTGCAAAGAACGCCTTTGGAAGAGTCAACTCAATACCAGATGGCAACAAAACAGTTGCCATGTCTCCCCTGACATCTACAACTCTAGCATTGACTTCTGTACCATCAATATTGATCTTAGTTTTGAAGTCGCTCTCAAATGATTTCAAGCTATCTACTGTTGGATTATAGTTTGGAGTTGTCGGGAAGTTAGCTGGATTGAATACAAGTGACCCTAGACGAGTATTACGTAGAACATTATTAACGTTGGTCTGCAGCGCTGGTGGCAGATTGTTGTACGACATCGTCTGCAACGTTCGTGCACCTGACACATTGTCCGTTGCCAACACTAGAATCGAACCATCAGGAGTGACTGCACGTATTGAGAAATTAGTGTTACCTACTGTTGCAGCCGGATTTGTCGCTAACCTTTCAGTTGCAGATCTTGCAATTCCTGGAGCTACAACATCTACGGTTGGTCTAACCGCTGCCGTACCAGTTGATTGATCAAACGCGATTGTATGCGGAGTGACAGTATTGCCAGTCTTCAACTTGACATTAAAGTTAAACAAGCCACCACCAGATGTAGGTTGCAATGACCCCATCGTTAGCGGTGGTTGTGATGCTGTAGTTGATCCAGCTTGCTGACCTTGTTGCTGCTGAGGAGTTGTTGGGCTTACAGGTGCATTTGGCTGACCTGCTTGACGTCCTTGTTGTAAGAGGCCAAACGGATTTAGTCCTTTTCCGTATCTAGTCAAACCACCAAACACAATGTCCGGTGCTAATTCACTTAGACGTTGCTGTGGTGTAAGCACACCCATTCCGTCTTTTTCAGCACGGGAAGGCTCTCGACCATTAACTTCAATGAACTTTTTGATTCTAGCTTGATAGTTACTACTCTGTTCATCAATAGTGCTAACGACACTAGATGAACGTTCAGCTATGTCACCAAGGAATTCTTTGACAGCCGGATCGTTCATTGCGCGATTTGGATTACGCAACAATTCACGCATACTACGGTTGTAGCCGGCGCCTTCAAAGAACGCTAACTGCCCCTTGTCGTTAGTAGCAGGAGCACCAAAGATAGTAGCAGTAGCACCAAACTTACCAAGTTGCTCGGCAGCGCCTCCAAGTTTTCGGCCAATGGTACCTTGAACTTGTCCTGCTTGATCTTCACTTAGGCCTGTGTATGGGCCAGCTAACTTGTTATACAAACCACCAGTTGCTTGCGCACCAAGCATTGCTCCGCCAATTTGACCACCTGCTCTAAGCAATCCAAATACACCTGTATTTGGAAGACGTGATCCAACAAGTCGGTCAATACCACTTGCAACAGCACCACCACCGATAAGGCCAGGAATAGACGCCATAGTAGGCGCAAGATTTTGACCATACCCATAGCCAAATTCGGAAGCTATTCGAGCCGTTGCGTCATCTTGATTTATACCAGACAGTGCTAATTCAGGTGGAAGTCCACGCTTGACCAGTTCAGCACCACGCCTAGGCGCCTGATACCCAGTAATAAAGTTGCTGGCAGCTGTGCCAATCTCTCCCATCAAACCGCGTTGAGATCTCTCCAAACCCGGTGCTAAAGCAGATTGTAATCCTTTGATATTCTGCTGTCGAGCAGCTACGTTTTCAGCTTCTTGACCCGGCACAAACTTTCCATCACGGAAAGATTTACCACTAGTCTTAGAAACCTCATTGACTACCTTATTACGCCACTGTCTAAGCTGGTCTACATCTTCTTTACTTAAACCAGTTTTAGATTTAAGCTCACTTGTTGGTAATGAACTTAATCCAGTTAGGATTCCCTGCAACTCGTTAATTACATACGTATTACTTGTTGCTTTAGCCGTAAGCTTTTTGTAAGACTCTTTACGATCAGCGGTAAGTTTAAGTTTTGCAATGATTTGTTGTGGTGTCTCGGCCATACACCGATTGTACCAACATTAGCAAATCCTAGTTACTTACTTGAGTCGCGGTGCTGGGATTGGGTTTCTGTCAGAACCTGCTTTAGGTGCACCCTTAGTGCTACCAGTAGTTTTAGTGCTACCTGTAGCTGTTTTACCAGCAGCTTTTGGTTTATCTTTGCCACCAATTCGCATAGGTTCACGCGCAGCTGGTGCAACTAATGTTGAGCCAATCTGATCAATTAGGTTTACAAAATCACCACCGTTATTTTTAAATTCTGTTTGTGCCCTAACAGCGTTTTTAAGATCGTCTCGCATCTCTCTAATCATTGTTGCAAATGTATTCAGTGATCCTGCTAATCCTGGAGGAGGAACATTTGAAGTACCAGACAAATAGGCGTCAAAAGCTCGTCTCTTTGCATCATCACCACCTAAAAAACGCTGATATTCAAGATTGTTTGGCAATCCAGCCATTGCTTTTGATATGTTTTGCTGTTTTGTATTTACGTTAATATCATGCGCAGTTTTGATTTGAGCAAATAGTTTTCCACCGTTGATGCCAACATTCATTCTGGATGAAAACGCTGCTGCAAGTGATTTATCTATATTTGCGCGAAGTTCTGGCTCCAAGTATTTAAGTTTCATTGCATCTGTTGCATTTTTTATTTGCAAGCCGACCCTTTGCAAATCTTGTTGTTCAACTCTGCCCTTTTTTATTAATGTGTCATATGCAAGCCCGGCCATTTTTTCTCCAAAAGCAACTTGGTTGAAATAGTTCTTAGCTCTAATTTCTCTAAGTTTCTCAGGACGCATGTCGTCGTCAATTTGAGCAGCTAATGAAATAGGTATTTGCTGACGATAATTGTTTGTTCTTTGGAATGCTTGCCCTGGCATAGGAACTTGTGATTCATCTAATGGTAAGTTTGGTTGTTCGGCTAAACGATCCAGCGGTATTCCAAATTGATCAATTGTTTCACCATATTCATTAAGACTTAGTTTTCCGCGAGCTAGTGATAAAGGGTCTGCGCCAAACTCTTCTCTGTATTGTTCGGTTGGGATATATTCTGGACGTGGTGCTTTACCTTCCAGTAGTTCCAATGTTTCATTGTAATCTGATCCAGGTAGTGGCCCGTACATTTGTATTGCAAGATCTGCAGCGTTTGGTAAACCTTCTAAATCTGACATAACTTTAAAATATGCTGGTAGTAGTCGGTTTCTGTAATAACCTGGCTGATCAACACCTGAGATATAACCTTGCGTTTTTTCTCTATTGACAGTATCTCTATCTGGTTTATATTGTTGCGCCCAGTCAGGTGTAGCCGGAGCAATGTTAGGATCAGTCATCCATTGAGGCACAGCGCCACCAAAGTTAGCAAGCAATGCTTCTTCAGTCATATTTGGATAACGCTTTTTCATACGCGGGTCTTTCACCAAAGACCTTAGTGCTTCGTATGGCGTCCTTACTCCAGCACGTGCAGCTTCAACTTCTGACAGCCAAGACTTAGGCGTTGACTTAGTTGCCATACGCTCACCAATGCCACCAATAGCTGTCTTTAAATTGCCGCCGGCTTGTGTTGCTAGTTCATATATGTCGTCTGTGTTGTTTAACTTCTGATCTAAATTAGCTCTGCCTAAATCGATATTCTGTCTTTGTAACTCAAGCTGATTTTGTCTGTATGAACCAGTCGCAAGACGATCTGCTGCCTTTTGCTCAGCTTCAGCTCTTCGTGCTGCTAACTGTGCTGAAGACAAATCTTTCTTTTGCTTCATCAACTTGCCTTGCTGCATGCCTCCAAGGAGAGCAGCAAGATAACCAAGGCCTTCTGCTGCCATTAGAATAATCCTCCTGTTGCAGCCGAACCTGCAGTCTTAAACAGTCCACCAATCATTGCTTGTTGCTGTGCTTTACGTGCTTGAGCGGCTGCACTTAGACGACCAAGTGTGGCGCCAAGCTGTTGCCTACCTTGAGACTGTATTCCAAACCCTTGATTACGCAGACCAAGTCCTTGGTTAAAATCTTGTTGACCAAAACCAGCCATAGACTGGTAACCTTGTGAACGACGATTAAGAGCGTTGTTGCCAATCTGTGTAGATCCTTGAGCAAACTGTGGTGTGTAAGCAGACGCATTCCGTGCAAATTGAGCACCAGCCAATGGCCCACCAATAAGGCCTACAGTGTTACCTACACCCCTGCGTGATTGCGCAAGTTCTGATGCAAGTTGAGCACGTTGACCAGTTGCAACATTTGGATCAAACATTGAACTAAGGTAACCAGATCGACCACGCTCAAGCATAGACCTGCCGTCATTTTGCAGTCCCATACCCATGCTACTCATCTCGCCACCAAACTGATCAGCCATCCCCATGCCGGATCGAGCTAGTGCTTCCTGCTCAATCTCTTCACGGGTAGGGCCTTGTCGTCCACCAAACAAAGACCCTAGGCCACCAATAAGACCAGCTGCTGCACCTGCAGCACCAAGGCCCATTCCTAACTTTCCGGCATAACCAGCACGGTCATACTGACGGTTGAATCCACCCATCATTCCGCCATATTTATATCGGTTGGATCCACCTGTGTCCCACGGGGTACCAATGTCACCTTCTAATTCAGCTTGAATATTTGGACTTTGATTTTGACCATATCTAGGTAATGTGCCAACTTTAAGTCCCAAATTATTACCAAAAATGCCAGCCATTGTTTTATCTCCCTACCCATATTGGATATGTTGGATCGTTGACTGCTGTGCAATCAACAACACCATACTGGGTGTTTAGCTTTGCACTTGCTGTCGTAGTAATTCGTACATTTGCTCCAGCTACCGTTGCCAATGTAACAGTGTAAGCCGTTGCGTCTAGTCTCTGTATTGTAACAGTTTTACCTTCAGCGAATTGTGGTGACTGCAGAGTGACAACAATGTTGCCAGCTGTAGCATCAGCCAGGATTACAAGAGGGCTATCTTCTACTGTGTAACTTGCAGTGATGACTCGACTTGGAGTGAAGTTGGTGTTGTAAGGATCGTATGCATTAGATATGTCATACGCACTGTACTCTAAGTCAGCACTTGCCCCAGTAGTAACGACAGATGCGCTCACATCACGTGTGGCAGCAATGTCTTTTGTAGACACACCTGTAGTGAACGTTTGTACTGATGATTCGCTTCCAACTGGCGGTGTAGGTATTGGCATTGTTTACCTCGTAATGTTGCCATCATACATCTGAAGATGAACAGCGCGTACATAGATCTTACCTGTGCTGCTACCTGACAACTTGATCTGTATAGACGACCCTCGTAGAGACCGTTGTATGTTACGTATAGCAACACTCTTATTGACGTAAGCAGCGACTGTATACGAACCTGTAGAAGATGCACCAGTTGGCGCTGTTGTGGCGTTGTATGGCCCGTTTTGATTTTGTATGACCCATGTAATCCCTTGAGATCCAGCTGACTGATTATCTACATGCAAGTCAATCTGGTACGGCCTGTTGTTAGCGTAGTAGTTTGGGCCTTCAGAATATGTCTGTCCATGCAGTCGGCTTAGGAACTCCCAAGCTATAGCTACGTCAGAGCCGCCTTGCGTTGTCTTGTCAGCTGTCCCATCAAGCTTGAATAGTTGCCCTGTGGTACTGCCAAAGTATACGTATTGCACGTCGTCGCCAAAGCTGAGAGAGGTCATAGCGGTCATCGATATATCTGATATGGTTTTCCATTTGACCCATCCCTTCACTCTAGAATCAAAGACATAGATATATTGGTTTGCTGCGCCAGCATTCGATGCCGTAGATAAAAGAAAAATTCTTTTGTTCGCAGTTGTCACAATTGATGCCTGATACTGCGATTTATCTATTGACTGTGCACCAAACATTGTTGGATCAAGCGATAGCAGCTTGCGCAGCTCGGTTGACCTAGCGACTACGTTACTGCCAGCCCATTGCACCAAGCCATTGACAGATAACCATGTGACTGTCCCGTCGGTATTGCTCAATGATAATGGCGCGGAAATTCCAACACCGGGACTAGCAACCCACAACTGCACGTTGAAGGTAGTAGGATCAAATCCAATAACAGCCGTGACACTGTTTTCTTTTAGAACAAGGAGCGTAGCCGACTGACTATTGGCTTGTTGGATGTCCTCGCTAAACATTGGACACATGGCAAGAATGATTTCCTTTTCCTGCCTACCGCCAACGCTAAACGTAGCACCCTTCTTTTGAACACCAGGTTCAGTCAAGTCTGGTAGCTCGGTGGTGTACATCTTGTACTCGTCTGTTTGATCTATGACCCAAGATGCATACAGCTTGTTTGACTTACTAACCCATAGCCTGTTCTGGAATGTAGTAAGAGCTGACGTTCCCAGTGGCATCGGGTCACGCCCGATCTCAAAGAACGTACCTTGCTGATATGGCCCAGTCTCATAGAACAATGCATCATCTGGCACTTCATCAATAAGAGTAATCTCTCGTGAGGTACCGTTAGTGTAAGTTGCAGTCCATCCGTTTCCGGTCTTTGTCTGCAGTGTAGTTGTAGTGTCATCTACAGGAACTACAGCAATAAGCCTGAAGCGACCATCTGGGAATAGTGCGTTGTTCCTACGATACACAATGACGTGTGAATACTTTGACGTAGAAGAATAACCATACGCAACGTATCCCTCAAGCCAGATAGATTCCGTAGTGGCTGTTACGTACCGTATAGCAGATGGCAAAGTACCAACGTAATACGTAGTTCCATCAGGTGCAGTAATGCTGTTCCATGTAATCGAGCTGACTGTAGTACCACTGGTATTGACATACGAGAATGTAGGAGCAGCAGTGGTCGATATAACTCTGATTTGAGAGGCAGCTGGAACATACGTACTCACCCATGTATCTAGATCTGTTGCAGAACCAACAACCATCTTGCGCTTCTCTATACATACGTTTGATCCATATCCGGCTGTATCGTTTGGATTTAGAACAACGCTTGTACTAGCCAATGCACTTGTGGTGTTTACAGTTGCACTGATGTCAGACAACCCTGTTTCAAATCCAGTAGCGTATGTCTGATCGGCTTGTAATACACCTGGCGCCACTGATGATGCAGATGATGGATACCAACGAGTGAATGCATACTCATATGTTCCATTACCTTGCAATGCAGAGTCGCGAGACATGTTACCGATAGAGAATGCAAGGCTTGACTGAGTGTATGCAATTTTGCTGTCAAACGTTAGGACGTCGTCAAGGAACTTGATATGGAAGTAAGAGACGCCAGTTTTCTGAGCCAACGTAAGTTCATACATGGCAAACGTCATGTATCGGTTTTGCCTGTCCCACTCACCTATACTAGACCAGTAGACCTCGCTACCAACTTGCAATCCAAGTACAACGTTAGGGTAGTTGCCATTCTCGTCTACAAGTGAAGAGTCAAACTCCCATTGAAAGCTGAGAGCGTTAGTCTTACTAACGTCTAACACACCACCTGTGTCCGTCGTAGCCATGATACGCAAACGTTTGTTCTTTACGTAACTTGCTTTAGTTGGACTGATGTTTGGGTTGGTTTGACGGAAGCGGACGTTAACTAATCCATTTGTGTTAGTCAATGCTGTAGCTGGTTCAATAGCTGTAAGGTTTGACGCAACAGCAAACAGTTTAACCATATCGATAAGGATGTCTTGGCTGCCAATTATGGCAGTGCTCTCAAAACGTATTCGTATCTTAGTAATACTTGCGGCAAACTCACGGAAGTCAAGAACAATGTCGCGAAGATACCAGTCAGACTCATTGACTGCATATGCTTGGGTATATTCTTTGCTGAAAGCACATCCTGGGATATCTCCATCAGCATTCTGCCCATATGCCGACACCTTAAACTTGACGCTACCTTCAGACTTGATGATGTTTGCAAACGAATAGAACTGCAAGTTATACAAGCCAATTGTTGTTGATGTTGACGAAGGTGGAGCTTTCTCCGTAGGAAGATATTCGATTATCTGTTGAGCATACTCACCAGTGTTATCTAACTTGAGGTACTTCTTTGTATTGGCGCCATATGTCACAGCGCCTGGTGGAGAAGTAATCGTCTTATTAGTATTGATTACCCAACTCTCATTGTTGTGAACCGAAGCACCGCTGACATTCCAATCAGCTACAAAGTTGGCAGTGCCTGAGTCTGCGCCATTGACGTATCCATCAAACTCACCAGAGGGGACAGTTGTGGCGCCGGTGGTCAACTTCATCAAGTTACTAGACCAAACACTAGGCCATGCTGCGTTTGCTGTTTTTGCGTAATCGTTTTCAAGCTTAGTCAGGTAATAGTTATCGATGTCGTTTACTAACGAGATCGTTGTCGTACCTGTAGTGCTTGCAAGGATTGCGGTGCCGTTTAGTGTTGCTGAGACTTGGAATGCAGAACCACTAAGACCTGTGGCTATTACAAAATACGTAGTGTTAGCTAGGTGGTTCGTACCGATCGACGTCAACAACTGAACTCGATCACCAGCTGAAAATGTGTTAGTGCCAGTGATGACTGCAGATCCACCAGTTGATATTGTGGCAGCAACGTTGAGATCCTGTGCCGCGAAAGTCTTGATCTTTACTGGACGCAGCGTTGGCACTGGCTTGATGAAGTCAACACCATTGATTGTTGGTGGCTGTATGTTAGGAATCGTCTCAAGTACAGGCGTAGTCAGTGTCCCATCTATACGGAAAAGTGCTGTACCAGCTTTACCTGGGACTCCGTAGATGTACTTACCGTGTTGCTTTAGACGTACCTGTGTAGCATCAGTCCAAGTAGCTGTACCAGATAGTGCTGTAGATGTAGTAGTGCCAACCGTGTGCATGTACACACTTGTACTAGACACAAAGAACAGTCGGTTACTAGATCCATCCGCAGTCCTATAACCAATCAATGAATAGATAGGGTTAGCTAACGAGCTAGCCAACTGTGCTTGCATGCCTGGACGAGGAGCAAGAGCAAGCCCATCTACCCACAGGTTTGTAGAGTCAGGGAAGAATCCAACATCAAGTGCGTTTGCTGGAGTGTTTGTATCAAGCCCAATAAATCGACGGTCACCGAGCGTGTAACTCTGTGTACCTCGACCAACCATCCTTGTATTATCTGGCATTACTGACACCCTCTTTTTCCAAAAGCATTTACCAGCGTTCCGTCTCTAGTCGTTACATTTGCTAGTGTTTGTACGCTTGATATTGTACAAGTTATGTCGTCACCGCGATGATATGCACCACCGGAAGCTAGTTCACTGAGGTCATACAGTCTAAACATAGGCAAAGTAAACGGTAAGGGTGCTAGTCCATCTGCGCATTCAATCGTGTTGATTATCCACCCACATGCCGGTGCTGGATCGATCTGCCAAGGTGGACATTCACAGTCAGGTACTGGCCCAGTAGCAGTAACAGATAACCTTGCGCTTGACTGGAACTGTGCCTTGATAATAAACGCGATTGATCGGCTAGAAGCCATACTGGCACTGCCACCAAAACGCGCCTGTGCTTGAAGCGACGGAATAACAGTAGCGTTTGCACTACTACTGGATCTACTAGATAAGTTACATGTCTGTATCCTGGTAAAGAATACAGTCGCACTGGATGCCATCCTGGCGCTTCCAGATTGTTGCGAAGAAGCTGTCTTTACAACCGCTGCAGTAACTGTTGCTGCGACAGAGCTACTTGCCTTTGCAGACATCTGTGACGATGCCAACTTAATGACAAACTTCGTAACATCATCCGCCAACGATGCCTTGCTGCTTATATTAGCAAATGGCGTCCTCGTCCTAGAAACTAAAGCTGCAGAACTTGCCTTACCACTGAGGTTTGATGTTGCTGTCTTGCTAACAATGACTGTGCCTAATGCAGCCATCCTTGCACTAGACTGCATCTGTACCATTGCAAATCTAGTTCGTACAACTGTTGCAGATGCTTGCGAACTAGACGATAGTTGAGATGTAGGAGTGCTAGTTGTTGATTTAGTTGCACTTAAGTCAGCTCGTGACGAAAACCTTGCTTGACTTAATGTTGTTCTGGCTGGTGGTAATACATTAATAGCACCTCTAGTACCACCGTTAGCTGTGCCTATTATAGCTGCTGGTACACCAGACCCAAAAGCAAGACCCAAGACACCAAATCTTGGGCCGCCTCGTAATCCAGCTAAAGGAGCAGCCATAGGTTACTAGTATAGATCGATTGTGATGTTACCAATACTGAACGTTAGGGTATCAGTGTTGACAACTGCTACAGTTGTAGCGGTTTGGCTAGGTGGTGTACCGGTTGTAAGTTCTCCATACCAAATGACGTTACCACCAGCAATGTAAGACAAGGCAGTGCCGTTAGCTTGCACAGTTGTAATAGCAATGGCGCTAATTGTCGCACTAGACGTAATTGAAAACGATGGTGCGTTTGTAGATGCAATGCGCTGAGCAGTTGCCAGTGTTCCAGTTCCAGATACAGCAGCCGCACCAAAAGTAATTGCTTGACGGTTAGTACCACTGTAGCCTGTAAATTCTGTAAGGCCACCACCGGTATCAGTGTCGGTAGCAGTCCCTGTGAGAAGTGCTACATACAAAGCTGATGGAGCAGTAATACTTGTACCAGCGCCACCACCACGAAAGCAGTTCAGTACTTGACGCGCACCATTTTCAGAAAACGAAACATTATAAACAGCCATCTACATTCTCCTAACTTGGGTCGGACGACGTCACAGGATTAAGACCAGCAGTAGTAGTTAATGCTGAGTTCCAAGCAGCAGACGTGTCGTCTTCTTGATATACCGTCATTGTACTACCGCTTATATCTACCTTATTACGCAAATATCGCAGAGCAGATAGCATGTCTCGACCTGATACTTTAGTTGCTGTAAACGCACCAGTAGAGCTTGTTGCAACGCCAAGTCCACCTTGTGTCGTACTAAGCGTAAACGTTGTTGATGTCAAGCTTCCGGAAATTACCCAGTAGATAGCACCCAGTGCCAAACTTGTCGGCGCAGTTCCCACAAACGTAACTCGATCATCAACCGCCAATGTGTTGGTCGCTTGGAACACGTTGGACACAATGGACGTGATTGCGATATTGTTGGCAGCGCCAGCCGTTGCTAGACTTCTGAGTAGTATGCCGTCTGCAATCTCAGTAACAGCCGAAGTGGCTAGTGCATTTGCATCAATAGCACCTGCTGCGAAGTCAGCAGCAACAATAACTGCTGGTTGCATTTCATGCACGTCCGCAGCTATGTGGTTTGCACTTGTAATAAACGCTTCATTAGAAGGTGACGTTGATCTCACCCTAACAAGTCTGGCTCCAAAGGTGTTGGATGTTGTATAGGAAGCAAGCAATGCATTCCACACAGCAGCAGCAGTATTCGTCTGCGCCGTTGTCGCAAGAGATCCAACTGTTACTTCACCTGATGCATTACCTAATGGCAAACCACCGTTTGCACCTGCAGCAACGTTAGGCAGTGCTGTGATACCAAGCCTGACAGAATCCATTAAATCAACAGCAACAAGTTGTACTTCTGCGATAACTGGCGCTACACCAGTACATTGAACACTAACAAGTAACTGTGTGGAGTTTGCTACTGCGTAACGAGCGTCTGCAATATGAATCTCATAGACGCCGGGAAAGTTCGTAGCATCTACCTCACGAAACCTACACTTACCAGCCGTAGGCGCAGCAAACGTACCAAGTGTAGTGACTGTTTCAACGTTTGTTGCAGCCGCTGTATACGTAGTGGCCGTAGCTTCGTTGTCTGCTATGGTTGAAATAATCAGACCGGTAGACGTGCTTGTTAATGCTGTTTTACCAGCACCTGTAGTTGATGCTGTATCTAAAAGGAATACGCGGAGTATGTTACTGGTAGCACCACGTTTTACGATTTTTTTCATGCTATCCTCTCATGCCTCCACCAGTGCCGGGGTGTACTAGCAACCCACCACTATTTGCCGTAGCAGCACTGATCAATAACTTCCAAGCTGGAACCAATGTATCTGTATCAGTCCAAGCTCCACCGTTAGCTCGTTCTGTCTTCTGGTATGTGCCACCACCTGTAAACGCTCTAATAACAGTATTGTTTGGGAAGTTTACGTACAACATAGTCGTAAATCCTAAAGACGCAGCAGTTGCTTCTATAGCGATTCTATATGTACTTCCCGGTGTCAAATTCTCTAATGCTGTCGTGTCGAACATTAACGTGCGCTGTAGATTGGCCGCTGAACCAGCAAACAACTCCGTTGAAGTGAATGACTTGCTTTGCAATAAATTACTTGAACTGTCATACAGTTTTAAAGTTCCTGTCGCAGCACTGTTAGTAACACCTAATATGCCTTGGATTCCCAAGATATTGAAATTCGTTGTCCACGATGACTCTAGGCTAAACTTGACTCCGATTTCATCTGGTGATGAAGCACTGTTATATGACGCCTGACTAGTAGGCGTAACCTGTGGATTACCGTATGTTGCACTACTTGATTCGCAATACATATTGGCGTGAGGTTGAGTAGCGTTATGGTTACTAGCAGCACCAGAGACAATCGCCTTCACGGTAGGAAAAGCTGTTATGTACTGGCCAGCACCAGCATACGTAGTCGTAAACTGCAAGTTGTTTGACGCATCCCAAGTACCAGATTGTGCATATACAACAATGGCATACAACTGCCCTCTAGTTACTGACGCAGTTCCATTTGCTGTTATGTCTAGGTTTACACCACTGAAGTTAGGGAAGTTAGTTGCGTTTGCAGTGTAATCTGTATACCCTAACCACGTCCCACTTGGGTCACCGCTTGTGTTTACTGACTGTATTCCAACACGACAAGTACCCGGTGTAGCGTTTGTTCCACGAACATCGTGATAGAAACCAACCTTGGTAATCGTATCCGCTTCTTCAGCTTGCCTAATACACGCTACATAATCACCAGTGGCTTGTATCTTTTTACTATTGGTGCCAGTCGTAGTCGTTGGTTGTGGCAAAAACCAAGGATGGATAAAGTCTACTCTAGCCAATTTTTTCTATCCATGCCCCATTAGGTGCACTTGTATCAAAGATTGCTTCTCCACCAGTTGTTGCAGTAACAAGATACTCTTGCACCAACAATGAACGCATTAAAGCTGTTGGATAGTTTGTCTGGCATTGATATATCTCGTCATGCCACTGTTGATCCGTAAGCGTAATGACTTGACCATTGTTGAATTCAATAGCAATTGATCCGTTTTCAGTAGTTGTCGCGCCTGTAATTTGTAGTGTGCTACGCATTAATGTTCTCCTACTTACTTTACGACGGATCTACCGTTACATCAGCAGTATTTGACAAAGAACCTGTCCACGCAGTGGCTGAATCGTCCTCTTTGTATACAGTCATTGTGCCATTTCCTACAGACACCTTATTACGCATTGCTCGCAATGCACTACGAACGGTACGTTCGTTGAGCGTGTCAGTGCCGTCACCTGTACTGTCTAACTTGCGATTTAGAATAGCGTCTGCCGTTTGCGCTTCCGTCAAGCCACCACTGCTCAGTTTGACCGTCATCACCGCACCGTTAGTACCAGAAGCACCACGCACCACGATTGTGACATCGTCAGCACCAGCAGCCAGTGCAGCATCAGGCAGGTCTAAGCGATACACGCCCGGCATATTGGTTGCGTCAACCTCTGCAAAGCCACCAGAAGTCCACGCCTGACCGATTGTACGGGCTACCAGCGGAATAGATACAGAGGCTGTGCGTGTTCTGTTGTAGCGAGCTGAGAGACCTGAGGTTGAGGCGGTGAGACCTGTAGCACCTAAGTAGAGTTCGATGGATTGGGATGTTGAGCCGGGGGCAATTGTGATGGTGCTTGCGTTGCGCTCTGTCGGATTGTATTGACCTGCTATGGTTGCGGTTGTGTTATTGTACGAACCGATGTTCGGAGTACCTCCAGCCCAAGCGTCTCCATAGAAGTCCGTAGCCGGAGTACCAGTCGATGAACCGGCAGCGTAGGAATAGAGTCCGTTCGCGCTAAACCAGTCGTACTGTGTCATTCCCCATAAACGCCAAATACCTGTATTGAATGGGATATAGGCATTCGCAAAGTTGTTTGATTGGACTATTGCGGCAGCAAGGCTGAAACTACTTGCCACGTTATTAGTAACAGTACAGTTTGCTGTTCCTGACGTAACATTTATAGGTTGTGCTGGACCAGTTACATTATTTCTTATCGTAACTAAAGATTTACCTGCACTTTGACCAAAACTAATACCAATACCTGTGTTATTCCAAAAGTTTAATGTAGTCCCTTGATATGTTGCATTTGCACCACTTATCGAAAAGACATGATTTGTGCTACCTACACCAACGCATCTATCAACAGTCAATCCGTAAACGTAATCTTGTGTTGCTGGGCTATTTTTACCAATAGTTCCATCGATATATACGTTGGCATTTCCAAAACCTATAAAATGACATTGTTGGATAAGATAATTTTTAGTAAGTCCATTTGTTGTATTGTCGGCAACCTGAATGGCACTGTCTACACCACAGTTTATAAATACACATTTACGCCATTTTATTTCTACACAGTTTGTAAGACTAAATAGACCTCTGTTTGTAGCCGTTTCACATATTAAGTTTTCAAAGTTTAGATAGTCTTTACTTGTCATTACAAACAAATATTGATTGACGTTTGCTGCTCCTGTATCGCTTATTAACCTAGTGGTAATCAAGACACGACCGGGTGTAATACCGCTAAACTGTGAAGCGGTCGGATTTCCATAGACAAATGTTGGAGCGGTATACGTCCCACCAATTGTAATCTGTGCATTCTGGCGGTAGTCACCGGGAGCGATGTACAGAGTATCACCGGAGCCAATGCCAGTAGCACCTAATGCTTTCGCGATGGTTTGCCACGCTTGACCGGAACCGGAACCTGTACCAGTATTAGAATCGTTACCGTCCGTACGGACATAATAAATCGCCATAGTTATTCAGCCGTCCCCGCTACGATTTCAGCTGCAATGTACGTCATAAATTGTTGAACCACATTCAACTGAAACTGTTCATCCTGCTGAACGTACCAAGCAAAAACATCGGTTCCATCAGGACCAAAGTCTGCAATCTTGTGAAACTGATAATCAAGGATGTCACCCTTGATGTTGTAGTTACCGGGTGAGTTTTCAAGAGCGGTAATGATAATGTCTCGAAAGTTCATTTGCCCACCTTCAAACTGTTCGCCTGCACACCCTTGAACGGCATCGTCAAGAAGCCGAGCGCAGCACTCATCGCAGCAGAGACACCAGCCGCAACAGCCTTGCTTCCGTACAGTGCCATCACTCGCCCAGCTTCTTTACAATTTTTTCAGCCATTGCATTCACTAACTGAACGGATCTAAGTCCAAGTGTGCCAACAGCAAATGCAACGCCAACAACTTGTTCAGGTGTTGTCCATTGGAATTGTTTAGCAATAAGAGGTGTGAGATATACAGCTGATATCGTGCCGACGATTACACCAGCAAGACCATGCCAAATGTTTTTTACTTTGGCTTTGTCCCACCAGTCAGTGCCAGCAACTGCACCAATGGCTCCTGCGATTAGCTGATCTCTATCCATCGATGTTCCTCGTTGTTTCACTGACCTTTTTCACCTCCGGTAGTTTAACTGAAAACACTGGTAGGCTGCTATCTTGTCGCATAAAGAAGGCAATCAACGCAGTAGTCATAGCGGGTATACCAGCCCTGACGCCTTCTATGCTACACAACAATAGTACTCTCGTCACCATGCCGAATGACGCATTATCAGGGATATGCTGCGCTTTCCACGCAGCATCAAACTCAGGAGCGGCTGAAGCGCAGAATGCACCTATCGCAAGTAGGATAAGTCGGCCCCAGGCTATGTTCATTATTTTCCACCAGTACCCATAACAGGCGGCAGTGCAAATGGGCCAAACGGCGCCTTTAATGCTGGATCGAGTCGCATGTACAAACGCATGCGATGTTCGTCGTACCAACTACGCCACATCATACGATCAGCCATTGACTGGTCGTCAACGTTCTTCATGATCAGTTTAATTGCTGCGTATTGTGGGACAACTTGCCGTAACAAATCGTCCGGCAAGAACGATATTTCATTGGCAGCATCAGAACTTGGTGCAGCTGGAATTCCAGCTCCATACACAATCAATGTCTGTGAACTACCAGTATTGTTGCCTGGGTACGCTTTCAACTGGTAATTGTCAGATCGATACCAGTACAAAATGTTTGCTGGCACTGTAGCGACGGTTGTCCTGTACGACAGGTCATTAGCCCTGATTGACTGTTCGTTAGCGTGTGTGAGCCTTGTGGAGCCTATGAAGACATCTGTAGGGAACCACATCTCTGAACCAGTCGGAGTGATTGTTGCAGGACTAACTAATGCTACTTTTGCGGTTCCATTAGTTAATGTGTACGTGGCACTCACTTCATTGTAAACACAGCTACGACAGAGGTCAGATATACCCTCAAGTAGAAACTGCTTGACGTTTGCGTTACTGGTTGAGGTGTCTCCACCCACACCGTCTGGCAACTGGCCAACTGTGCTGTTAGATGCTTCGTTGAGGATCTTGTATGTCTCTGCGCGAAGGGTGTCAATAGATAACGCCATTACGTTGCCCTCCGTGCAAATGTGCTTGCGAAGCTTTCAACCATGCCAAGACGCTGCTCGTATTCTTCTTTGTAATATGGAATCATTTCCATATCGCGTTGCTGCATCGCCTTTTTGTAGAGTACACCGTAAACAACGCAATCGTGTGCAATAGAAGGTAATGGGCACTCTTGTTGATCAGCTGGGGTTGTTGAAGGGTTTCCGTTTACGTCATACGTCCACGTATCGCCAGGAATTGCATATCCTTCAATCATCACACCATTGGTAATAGCTGTAGATGGCTTAGGCCACAGCTTCATCCTATTCATACCAAACACCATAGCGTGAGTTGGGTAAGTCGCGTAGGAGTCGCGTCGATATCGTTCGTTATCACCTTCGTACCACTCGACTAGCATCAGGCGTCTGTATTCGCCAAGCGTGTCGGTTACGAAGATGTTCTTTACTCTGTATAGATCACTTGCACAATACTCTTCAGTATCTGCAACTATATCCAAATACCGACGACCAATGAAACAGTCAGTTTTCCTGGCTATCTCGTTTGCCGTCTCCTTC